ACTTTTTCTTCTAGCTTATCTACTTTACCCTCTGTATTTAATATTGAATCACGTATCATTTGGTCTTTTAAATCATATTCCATACGTGAAACCTCTGGCTCTGGTAATTCTTTAGCAAGTTCTATCTCTGCTTGTAACGAATACCACATACCAATAATCATACCTACAGTAACTAAGATACTAACACCTGTTTCTATAGATAATGTAAATTTAGTGTCTTTTCCTACTTCCATTATTGCCCCTTTATCTCATATCAGCTGGAACAACTTGTCTTGTTCCTCCAACCTTATCGTTTTTCTTCATACCATATCTTCGAACAGCTTCTTTATAGTTAGCCATACATTGTTGTGCAGAAGCCATTCTAATTTGAGCAAGACCTGCGTCTGTTGCTCTAGCTGCTGCATCCATTAAAGCTTTTGCTTTTACATAATCAATAAGAGCTGGTTGTAATACATTATCTATATCTATAGTTCCAGTAATACTTGTAAGTTTGTCTGGTTCTGCATAGTATGATATTACTAGTCCATCAATCATTTGGTCATTACTTGAACCTAATTGAACTGCTTTTAAATTACCTCTACCAGTTTCTGATGTGCCTGCATCTCCTTCAATAGTTGCAATTCCTAATCTATCTCCTTCAATCCACCAAACAAAAGTATCGCTTGGGTCTGTATATGTACTACTTACGTATGCCATTATATCTCCGTCCAGTTAGTATTTGCAGATGTACTTGATTCATTATAGAATTGTTTAATCTCACCATTAGACAATCTAGGAATTTTTATATATTCACCTTCTGAATTTAGTATTGTACATCTAAATACTTTGTTAATAGTTACTGACTCATCATCATCTAGGGCATACCATAACTGATTATGCACTAAGTTTGTTTTAGCATTTTCTATTTGATTGGTATATCTACCCATATCAACTAATGCTTCATTAATTAAATTTATTACATAGTTCTCACTGACATTAGGAACTGCTTGAAGAACTCTACTATATATTTCTTTACCTGTAAATTCTATAGCTGCCATTATAATACTCCTTGTAATGTTTGTATCTGCTCTTTGTATTGTGCATCAATTATTTGATATTGAGCATTTAATGCTCCTACTAATTCTATGTCTTCATCAACATTGGCATCTGATATTTTTCTTTCTAATGCTTGTCTAGCAGCAAATAAAACAACAGCATATTCTGCCTCATCTGGAAAATTAGATATACTAGTATCTCCATGAGCGGACGTAATAGATGAATTAACAAAAACAACTCTACTATCATTGCTTGAATTACTTGCTGGGTATGTATTTAAAACATCGTTTTGTATAATATATGCTGGGTCGCTTTCTGACGCAGCTTCCATGTAGTTTGTATCATTTACTCTACCCATCATTGAAGGTGGTAGTTTTCTACATGGTGTATAAATTTTACTTGCATGATTGTTATCTTTTCTAACAACTGCTAAAATCTTTTTTCCCTCTACATCTATATTATTTGTAAAGTTCTCATTACTAGCTATTCTTTCTAATTTATTAAGAGGTAAAGAATTTAATACAGAACGTGCACCTGCTGTTAACCAGTCAGATAGTGCATCATTTTCTGTGGTTCCAAAACCTGTTAATGCGTCTACTTGGTCTTTGAATGATTCTGCCATTATTTACCTTGTCCTCTATATTTCTTTTTATAATACTTATTGCTCATTTTATTTCCATACTTTGTTCTATGACTTTGCCCTTGTCTAGTTTTTTTCTTACCGTTAGTTCGTCTTGTAATTTTTCCAAAACTAGGTCTTGGCATTATCCTCTTCTCGCTTTTTTTCTTCTAGTAAAAGTTTTAACATTAGTTGGTTTTCCTCCAACTCCTTGAGCTTTTGCTCTCTTTCTACTAACAGCACTTCTAATTTGTGCTTTAGTCATTCTAGCAGCTTTTGCTGCAGGAACACATTTAGGGTATTTTCTTTTACTGCCCTTTGCAGACTTACGTCCACATTTTTTGAAGCCACCACCTTTTTTGGGTGAACCTATGTCCACCCAATCTTCTTTAAACCATTTACGTAAACCGCCTTGATAAGCCATTATCTGTATCCACCACCACGTTTTTTGTATGTTCTTACCAACCAAGCATTAGCGTAAGCAGAAGGATATACATCAAACTTACGTTTAGCCTCAGCTTTTACTCTTGAGTATAAAGCTTTATTTGTTGGAGTAGGACTACCTTTCTTCTTGGTAGCTTTACGTTTTTTTCTTACAGCTCTTTTCTTTGCTGGCATTATTTACCTCCATGTGTTTTTACTACTGGTAAGTTCATAGTCAATGAAGAACCTTTATGCTTTTTATATCCGCCTTTAGGATTTTTCATTAAAGAAAACTTACTTCCTTTTTTCATAAAATGATAGCCTTTGGGTGCTTTAACTTTCATTATTTTTTCTTACCCCTTTTCATCATCTTTTTCTTTTTTGCGCCTTTTTTCATAGTCTTCTTTTTTTTCTTTTTCATTCCGCCATGATACATTACATTACCCTTATACCTTTCCCACGTTGTGTAGGTTTTTGTTTACTTGCACTTTCTTTCATTTTTTTCATACTATCTTCCATAGACAATGTATTAAAGTCTATCTGGTCTGTACGAATAGCTCTTGCCATTGAGTTGTTTTCTCTAATAACAAAATTTGTATTCCATTTATTAGGAGCTGCTCTTTTTCCACATGAAGGACAATTAAAATAACCTTCTGGATTAGGCTCATCGCAGTGTTGACAATTAGCCATTATACTTTAGTAATTATGATGTATGCAACTCTAGTGCTATCTAACATAACTGCGTTTGTAGCTACAAGCTTTGCATCGTCAATAGTTTCTATATAATCATTGATTTCTTTTGCTAAAGAACCACTTACAGTACTTGCGTCTGGACTTACATCGTTAATAATAACTTTAGTCACAGTATCAAAATTTGCCATTGTTTTCTCCTATTATTTTTTATAAACTTTTTCTGCTCCGGCTATACCAAAGCTACCTAATGTTACCCATACAAATGAATTATAAATATAATCATTGACCATAAGTTCTATTCCTATGATACCCATAACTAAATCTACAATTCCAAAAACACACATTAAAGCAAAGGATATAAATCCGATGATTGCTTTTTCATTGTATTCGTTTTCGTCTTTAAATATGCTCCACATAGTTTCTCCTTATAGGTTTCGGAGTGGGACTAACCCACTCCATAGTACCTAATAACTATATTATGATGTTGTAACAGCTCCATCTTTAGCAGCGTTTCCGTAGAAATACCACTTTTTACCATCACATTCGATGTTAATATGGTCACCTTGTTCTGCAGTTGTTCCAAAAATAACATTTGAAACTCCTGTAGCGCCAGATGAACCTGGGTTATCATCAGATGTGTCAACTTCAGATTCTGCTATTTTACCAAACATAATTGCAGAACCAGCTGCTATGGTAATAGCTCCTGTTGGTGTATTCTCTTCTACAATTAATTTGTATTGAGTACCAACTTCTAAAGTTGTAGGTAAAGTGATTTCATATGCACCACCAGCTGCGTCTAGTAAAAATATTTTTCCACTATCTTTCACTGCATCTAAAGTTTTAGCTGCAGTTACTCTTTCAACTGGTAATAAATATCCACCATTACCACTATTTTTTTCTAATATACTACCTCTTGCCATTTTATACTCCTTCCACGTTGTATAGAGCGTGACATTCAGGAAGTGTGATTTCAAGACCAGCTTCAGTCATAATCATGTCTTTTCTTAAATCCTCATCCGCAGCTTGTACGTTTGTCATGATTTGAGTGTCACGATTTAGACCGTTACCTACTAATGGTCTGTATGCTAATTTAGACATATCAGCCATAAGCATGAATCCACTTGCAACTCCTCTAAATAGAGGTTCTTTCACTAAGAACATAGAACCGTGTATAGTGTTGATTTCCATTAATTGGTGACCAAACTGACCTGACACGTTATTCATGTTAACTCTGTATGGTCCATTTGCATGTCCAACAGAAGCGTCAATGAAAGCACCATCGCCCATTTTGTTGAAGAATGTAATCACTGGTAAAGAAGCTAATACAAGTCTCTCACTTGAACCACCTCTTGCTGGGTCAAAGATAACCTCTAAGTCAGCAAGTAATCTATCATATGTAAGTTCAGACTGAGCTACACTTCTGTAGTAAGGTGAACCTGATGAATATGAAAACGCTGAGTTATCTACTACTGGGTTTACATTTTTAACAATGTGTCCCACTAACCCTTCAGTGTATTGTACTCCGTTAACACGAGCTTTTTGTCCAAAGAGCATAGCTCTTTCGATGTCTACTTTGTGTTCACGTAATTTTTGAGCCCAAATTCTATCGAATTCGTTCTCATAGCCACGATATCTTGTAGCTATTGCTGTATTAGTTAATTCACAAGATGTTTTAAAGATTTGAGTATACCCAAAGTCATCTTCAATTGTGTCTGAGAAAGTATCAGGTGAACCTGTTCCTTCTTCAAATGATGTACCAATAATTTGACAGTCGTCATTATTAGATAATACATTATATCCAGATACATTTGCGTTTGACACATCAATTACTCTACCTGAGAAGGTAGTTGATGCTGTTTGTACATTAGGGGCTGACTCAACTCTAACCAACGTCTGTGCATAACCTACAGCTTCATCACCTGCACCAGCATAACCTGATGTCTTTACTGCTAGTACCATACCTTTAGTTACGAAGCCTATTCCAGCTCCTGCTCCATCATCGATTGTAAAATCGTATAGAGTTCCTGCGGATACAGCACTACCACCATTAACGTTTGCAGCCAATTTAAAGTTACGAGATGTATAGTTAATTCCTGTTCTATTTTCTAGAAAACGGAATACAGAATCATCTGTAGCAACTTTAGAAACTTGACTTAGGTAGACGAAAAATGGTGACTCTTCTGGCATAAGTTCAGCAACTCTGTCAGAAAAGTCGTACAGCCTTCTTTGGTCCGGTCTTTGTCCGATACCAGCGTCAGCTGCAACAGCAGTAATCTGTGATGACTTTAGTTGTCCTTGATTAAAAGCCATTTTATTTCACTCCTAGTTAATTACTTTTTAGCTATTCTTCCTATACTACCAGCATTCATAATTCTATCCCACACTTGGTCTTTTTCTCCTTTTTGTGGAGCTTCTCCACCTTGAAGAACACCAGCCGATTGTGGTATACTTTGAGCTTTTTCTACTGCTTTTTTATTTTCATTTACTTTTTTACCATCTCTTTCTCTGTATACTTTAATAAGAGTATCAAGAGGTAAGTCACCTCTAGGTGTTGTAGCAAATTGTATAAAATCTGCAGCTTCATCATCTGACATCTTATGTCTAGATTTTAACTCATTTTTTAAATTATTTACTGCCATAGTCTGTTGCAGTTTACCAATTTCTTGGTCAACTGTTTCGTGTACAAGCTCTTGTTCCCTTTTCACCCTCATTTTGTAGGATGGAGAATCTGGCTTGTAGTAAGCATCCCAAGGGTCAAACGCTTCTTGACTTACGATTTCGTCATTAGATGTGTTTGTCCCATCAGATTTGTCAGTTAGAGCAGATTCCATAGCTCTGACAACGTCTGGTCTTTCAGCTAATAAATTTTTTAACTGTTGAAGCTCTGCAGCTTCTCGGTTAAAGTTTTCATATTCTGCTGTTTTTTTATCATACATTGACTGAAACTTTTTTGCTTCTGCTTCCCAATCTACAGCCTCAGATGTTTCTGCACCTTCAGCTTCTTGTTCCTCTACTGAAATAGTTGGCTCATTTCCAGCAGCACCAGCAACTATTGGGTCTACCTGTTCAACCTGTTGTTTTTCTTGTTCATTTGCCATTTTTACTTTTCCTCCTTGTCGATTTCATTTAAAATGCAGAACCGACTTAGTTTACTTATTATCCTTCATCATCAGACATATTATCAATTGCTCTATCCAATTCCATTAGCTTTCTTTCTTCTTTTAACTTTTTCTGATTGACTACTTCATCAAGCTTTGTCTTGAACTTCTCGGTTTCTGCTCTCTTACGAGCGTTCACCATTTCTCTGTCAGCTGTTTGTAAATCACCAGATAGTTTCTTTACTTGATTTTCAAGTTGTGCTATGTAGGATTGCATTTGTGCCATACGTCCTTTTCTTTGAAGAACACCTTCTTTGTCAAAGATTTCAGTTTTCTTTAAAACCTCGACATCATCTACCAGACCAAGTTTATAAGCTTCAAGATAAGTATTGTATTCTACTTGTTTGTTGCTTGGTAACGTTGAGCCTGATATTACTCTAATATCGTGTTGACCCAAAGAAATATCATTTTCTATGGACACGATTTCATTTGTTTTATCGTCATACAATCTATTATTAACTGTAAACTCAGTTAAATTATTATTAGATTGAACGATTTTAATTTTTTTCTGGAATGTATAATGGTCTTTAGAAAGATTATAAACTACCTTTCCTACCATTGATAAACTTCCTTCAATATCTCTTAGTTTTGATTTACCTCTAGATTCACCCATTTGTGATATAAGCATAGTTCCTCTTACAGAATCTGGTGCTTTATCTTGGAATCCTTGTAATAATTCAGGTATACCAAAATTTAAATCTATATATTTCTCCACTCTATCTATAAGATAATAAAACTCACTGGTGAGTGGAGCTGGTTGAGGGAAAAATGGATTACCAAATTCAGGGTTATATTCTATAACCGCATTTGGGTTAGCCCAGTCTTTTTCTAATTGGCTAATACTATCTACACTTCCTTCAGGAACCAATAACTTTAACCCTGCTGCTGATTGAGCGTGTGACAAGGTCAAAGAAAATAACTTATTTAAAAGTCTTTGTGAGTCCTTAACCTTGTTCACGTCCGATTTTGGATAGGGAGTATTTGTCCATATATTTGAAAATGGAACAATCGGATATATGTCAGTGTTTAGAATACGCTCAAATAATAATGTTTCACCGACACTTGAGCAGTGAGCAATTCTTGTTTGTTGTATTTCAGTTACTTCTAACTGTCCTGTTTCAATAGCATCTGCTATTTCAACATCCTCTAGTAGTATGTTATATTTTTCTATGTCTACTACTTTTTCTTGTCCATCTACGTTGCTAAACAATCTGTAGTAAGGGACTTTTACTTTATAAAATCTATCTAATATTTGATATTTTTGATTTACCAAATAATCTAAATCTTTTGCTTCATCGGGAGTAAATACTTGTTGAGAGTTTTTTAAGTTTGAAGAAGGATAGTCTTCTCCATATAAACTATTTGTTCCAACTTCAATATCATCTACCATTTCCTCTAGCTCTGGATATAAGTTTACAAGTTGTTCTTTTGTTATGTATGTAGAAAGTATAATACCAGAAGCATCTCTAAAATATCTATCTCTAGCAGCTGGGTCAACATAAACTCTAAATGGGTCTACGTGAGTGTACTTTACTTCGCCTCGTCCGAAATCATCTTCTGGGTCAACATAAACATACATATAACCTAAACCAGTTACAGCATAATCATGAACAACTTGTTTAAAAACAGTATCACCTTTAGATATATCCCAAATATATTCTAAAAGACTGCTCCAAACACTAGCAAGTCTATTATCAGAATCCTCTCTTCCAATAGCTAAAAACCTTGCAGGTTTAGATGTAAGTAAAGATTTTAATTTATCAACAGCAGCATAAACTCTGTCTATAACAAAATCTGCTTGCCCTACAGATTGTAAAGCATCAGACTCGTCTGAAGTATAATGATTTCCTAGTACAAAATCTACAGCATTTCTGGCTTCTACATCCCATGTTTCTCTAGCATCTCGCCATCTTCTAAATAAATCTTTAGTTATCTGAGGTTTTGTTTTATTTTTGTCGTAGTTGATAGTATTCTCCCAATTTAAATTTTATGGTTAAAATACTACATTTTTCTTGCTTATGTCAAGACTATATTAAGTTTTTTGACCAGTAATCCAAGAAATAGCCCTTTTTACACCCATTTCTTCTGATTTATTACCAATATCACTAAACTTATCTATATCGATTGCAGAACTTTTAGGTGGCTTAGCAGTGGTAATACTATACCATAAACCATCAAGTAAGTCATCATTTTTTCCTTTTGGAAATTCAAACATCTCATCAACAAGTTCTACATGTTGTTTTTTGATATACAACTTTCTAGAATTTACTATAGGACATAGTAACGCTTCTAGTCTGTCTTCTTTTTTAATACCATTAGGAGGTCTAACACCCTGAGCTAATCCAGGAGCTAGTTTTCTATCTGTTCCAGATAATTGATTTACGTAATCTTTAATTAATCCTTGAGCACCAACTTTCTCTACATTTACTCTTCTTACAGGGTGATACATTTTAGCATATTTAATAATTCTATCTGGCATATCATACAAAGGAGAATGGTCTCTATAATAATCAACTAGGTATACGTTTCTATTTTTATCCATGGCTATGGTAACAATAACTTGATAGTCACTTCTTGCATTTGCTTCATATGCTAAGTCAACTCCCATGTAAACATTTACAGGTATAGCTGTTTGGTCAACCATTATATAATTAAAATTATTCTTTGATACTAGTTCACCATCATAGTAATTAATTCTATCTATATGAAATTTTGCATTCTCAGAGTCTCTAGCTTCATTTTGATATTCTTGTGCAAACTTATGCAACAATCCCATCTCATTAAATCTTCTTTTAATGTCATCTAGTTTTTCTTTACTAAAATAATTTTGCCACAAAGGCATGCCGTCAACGATTGCTTTTTTGTATAGAACGTTCCACGCTGATTTTCTTCCTTCTTTTTCCGCTTGTAGATATCCATCGTAAACTCCCTGTAGGAATGAATCGTAATGGACTATCGTACCAATAAGCCATATTGACCCTTCGTTTTCTTTCGAGTTTTCCAAAGCGGGTTCTACTGTTGACATTACCCATTCTTTAATTTCTCTCCTTCTATCTGATGTTTTAGTATTTAACTCTGACTCAAAATCGTCTAAAATAATTTTAGTATATCTTAATCCTAATTGAGAACGTCCACGCAATCTTTGTGAAGTACCTTTTGCAATAATTCTATCACCTCTAGCTGTTGTGAATTCTTTTTCTGTCCACTTGCTACCCTTCAAGTCTCCAAAATAATAATTTAAAGCAGGATTGATATCAATATGATTTTGTATATATTTAATATGGTCTATTGCTTGGGACTGTTCTTCAGACACCCATGCTATAAATTGTTTTTTTTCAGGTGGAGCAAAGTACAACTGATATAGTAATGCTGTTTTTGCTAGCGTAGACTTTGCATGACCTCTAGGTAATATAATACAAATACGTTTATCTTCACCTAAAAGTAAGTCACTCAACTCATATTGATATGGAGCTGGTCCTGATTTCATAAAATCTTCTGGTAAAAACATTTGACCAAAAGTAACTATATCTTTTTTTGCTAACTCTAATGCTTTTTCTTTTTGAGATAAATCTGGAGGTATTATGTTAAATGATTTCTTTGTACTCATAATCAAAAACTCTTCCCAATAGTTTTGCTGTTTTCTTTGATAACCAATCTCCTTCAGGTACTTCTGTAAAAGTTTTGGATTTTTCCCATAATACTGGACCTGCTACATATACCCAAGCTTTTTCTGTATCTCCATCAACTTTTTTAACATCTACTGTAGTTCTTATATATAGACCACCTTCAACGTTTTCATACCTATCTAACGCATTTAAGTCATCTTCGTCAACTTCTAGCAATTCTACTACAACACCCTTTCCTTGTGCGTTTTTAACAGCTGCTGGAAAGTTTTGTGTTCCAGGAAAAACTAAACTAAATCCTTCTATTACACCTAAATCAGTTCCACCTCTTCTAAGTGTTCCATATACTGCTAATCTCATTATGCTTGTCCTTTATTATAACAGATTCCTATTTCTTGTATTTCAAAGTCTGTATCATAGACCGATATACATTCAATACATTTAATTCCTTTTATATCATCAGCAAGAACATCCATCATCAAAACTCCTGTAAGTCTTATTCTGCTATTGCAGATTATACACCTACATTTATCACTTTTCAGTAATTTTACTGCCTTCTGATAATTTTTCGTATTTCGATTCTTGAATTGCATTTAGTTGCTCCTTTGAGAATCCTTGGAACAAAGCAACAGTTTCTGTTGTTTTATTCGTATCAAGCATTCCTGATATTTTAATTAACGTACTTAAAGCAGATAGTCTATCTCTATCACTACTATCTGGTTTATCTATTATATTTCTCATTTCCTCCAAAAGATACTTTGGAGTAATCTCAGCTTCTTGCAAGTGTTTATCTATTTCTTCTCTTATCAAGTTCTGCACCCTTTTAGTTTTTAACAACATTTTTGCTTGTTGTTCTGAATATTGTTCATTATTACTAGGAAAAGCATTCATATATGCTTTTACTACATCATCTCCTTTTGCTACGTAAGAGGCAAACAAAAACTCTTTTTCATTTGCTTTTTTTCTTTTTTTACGTCTAACAGTTGGAGATTCACCATCTTTTGCAAAGGTATGCATATTTGTTCTCATTTTTCCTTGCATCTTAACTGAATCAACACAAATAAAAGAACCTATAATAGTTCTAATAAAACTACTAGGTTTGTTTGATTTTTTATTAAGAATGCCTAAATGTAAAACTTGACATACCTTTCCATCGTCGGTTAACACCCAGTCACCTTTATTTGAATGACGCCAGTCCATAACTAGAGACACATTAGGATGTGATTCTCTAAATTCAACTTCACTCTCATAAAGGTTGTGGGTTATTCCTTTAACGACTCGAGTCTTCATAATTTATTTATTTTTTCTTTTTGTCGTCAACTTCTTTATCACTTAGCTCGTCTATAACAAACCTTACATAATTGTTGGCTAGAAACCTTAATTCATTTGATTGTTGTTCTAGTCTCATCAATTGTCCAGCAAGTTCATTTGCTCTACCATATTGAGCTTGAGCTTCTAATGATAATTCATCCATGGTAAACTCATATTCTTTTCCTTCATGAGTTATCATCTGTTTTTTATCTTCTTTAGACATATATCCTCCTATAATACGTTTACTTGTGGTGGTGTATGGTCTTCTATCTTTCTGTGTAGTTTTTCTAAAATCTCTACATCTGCAACATTGTGGTCATAAATGTATTTCATTGACTTTTCATCACCCCAACGTGCTTTTTGCCAATGTTCTGGTTTTACTCTAGTTTTTCCAGCAATACCAAAAAACTCTGTTGCAGCCATCAAAGACGACCTATGTAGTTTAAGTTTACTTTTTACTGCATAATATAAGTCTTTGTGTGACTTTGTTTTATGCATTGGAAAGTGTGTTCCATGATATAAAGCTCTTGTTCTAATAAAAGGAATATCAAATCTAGTACCATAATAAGTAAATATTATATCATACTTGTTCATTTCCTCAACTAGAAGCTCTACTATCCTGGCATCTTGTTTTTCAGACATTAGTTCTTCTTTAGTAATCCAAGCACCTTCAACCTTTTTTACTCCTCTACCTTTTATACACCATGATAACATTAAATCTATATTAGCACTAAAACCTGTAGTTTCAATATCTAAATATCCTATAGTTATATCATGTCCAGATGCATATCTAGTAGGTTTTCGTAAACCTAAAGCCTCTATTTTCTTAGTAACTGCTTTATATGTTCTATTATATCCAGCTTTTCTAATTTCCTGATATAATACAAATGCAGATTTAGCAGTACGTTCGTATTGGTCTAAGATTCTAATTTCATCTTCTGTCCATTTATTTACTGGCATTATTTACCTCTTTGTTATTAATATAAGTTTTGTGTAATTCTAGAGCAACAGCAGAAAGATATACGCATAAGTCTAATAACTCTTCTATACTTTCTTTTAAATTGTCTCTACTTCCATCAACAGGAACTTGTTTTCCATACTTTTTAGCTCCAATATCAAGTCTTCTTGAAATCATATCTAATATTTGTTCATTATTTGTCATAATCGGGAAAATCCTCCTTATCTGGTCTATCTTCTAAGCTTCTTAAGACTTTTTCGTATCTTTTCCAGTCTAAATGTTTTTTAAGTTCTTCTATTTCTTCATCAAAACACTGTTGTAGTATTTGAATAGTTAGTTTATCAAGATTTTCTTTATCTATTTTTACTACTTCTTTAACTTTGACCATAAATAGTCTCCAACTCCTAACTGATGTAATCCATTTGATATGCAATCTATGATTGGTTCTGGATGTTCATGTCCACCATTCATTAATACTGCGTGTATAATCTCATGTATTAGTGTTTCTTTCTTTCTTGAGGGTTTGATATTCTCGTTTACTCGTATTTTATTACCAATAACTTCGTGTCTACCATATAACTCCCTACTAGCGTCAGGTGAAACTAAGTTTTCTTCCGAAACTTCGTAAATATGTCCACCTATTTCTAATTTACCTAATTTTTTCATATTTTTTCTCCCTATCTTTTTTAATACACAGCAAATTAGAACAATATTTTTACCTATGTCAACACCTTTATTAAAAAAACTCCAGAAAAAAAAATTTTTACAAAATATATAAAAAGGGTATTGACGTACATAAAGCCAACTTTGTATTTTTTGGAGTCCGAAGGACGGAAACTAAGAGAACTATAAGTTTTCCCTTTGTAAATTTTTCTAAAAAAAAATTTTCTACAAGCGACTCTAGAGAAACTCTATAGAATTTAAGGCAAAAACCATAAAAAAGTTCAAAATTCCAAAAAAATGCCCCATTTTGTGTGTCTCTTTTGTTTCCACAAGACCGTACCGGTCTTTTTCCAAATGCAAAAAAATATATTTAGTTGAAAATTCCAATTTACGTTAGACCTAAGCGTCTCGCATGTCTTAGCCCTGTGGTTCTCTAACTCACGAGCACAATCCAACTAACTCAAGCCCTGTGACACAGATTTTATTTTACTACCGTAAAAAAAATCTTTGCGTCAAGGGACGTCAGTAGGATTGTATGCCCCCGAGTTAGAGCCTCAGGGCTTTAACATACGAGACGCTAAAAGTGCAAGTTATTTCTTCGCCGACTTGCCGACCGACTTCAACGCGGTTCTGTGATGCTCTTTCTCTACCACACTAAAATTAGATAAAGCGGTTGGGTCTAAACGCACAGCGACCGGCTCACCTTTATTATTTCGGTAATCGTCGTTATAGATTTTTTGGTTCAAGTCATCAATCATTTTCTGTATTGGTTTGATGTCTTTTTTATAGTCTTTTAAGACTTCACCCTTTAACCCTTCGCGACTTCCTTTCAATCTAAAGGTTGCGTCAAAATCGTCAAGCCTTCCGGTTGCTTTGTATTGTTCACGTGTTGCATAATACGCGTCTTCCGGTAGACTGATTTTTTTAATTTCGGTTGTCATATTTTTCCCTCCTTTCCCGAGAACTTCGGATTCTTTCGTTGTTATTGTTTTAGCGTCTCGCATGAAAACAATTTATAAAAGAACCAGCAGAAGTTCTACAGTTATTTTTTTTATTTCGTGGCTAACTTTTCCTTCGTCAAAGTTGATCCACGAGCCCGCGACTTGGCAAGACAACACTTATTTTTTTCCTTGGCAAGATACTTCGCTCGGCGATTTGCTCCGCAAATTTAATCGCCTCGCTCGGCAGTCCATGGCAAGATGATAGGCGTTTTTCGGGCTACTAAGAAACTACTTGGTCGCTAACTCTTTTGGTGCTAAATTTGGCTAAATGCCAGAATTAAACAAACTAGCGACTAGTGGCGTAGTCGGGAAGTCAGGAGACTATAATGAAAGATAACACACAGGTAGACTACTACAAAAAGCAGACCACTTGCGAGTGCTGTAATAAGGTAGAATACAAGAAGGTAGACCTCAGGGATATTGAGCCTGGGCTATACATAAGAATAACCAAGGAGCATGGACTATGGAAGTTGAGCCTACGCAATGGCAACACTACGAACAAGTTCTGGGACCACAACGATGAGTGGATAGCATGGGCGACTGATATAACTTCAGTAGTAAATACTATCTATAAGTACAAAGGTCTAGCAGGTAAAGACTCAGTCGTAGATATATCTGCCCCTAATAATAGTAGAATGTTAATACACAGCGAAGCACACAACAGCGAGCAGTTATATAATAATACTAGGAAGATATTGCGAGGCTAATACACTAGCATGAAGAAAAAGCAACCAAAGATACTTACTAAGTTAGGGCTAACAAAAGGCAAGATAGCAGACTGCATGCAAGTAGTAGAAATGCATAGAGAAATACTATCTGAGCAGGGATTACACCCAGACCAAGTATCAACTAGAAAGAATTTTCAGTTTACTGCTAAGTATAACAGACTAGGCTACGATATGCTAGCACACTTTAGTAGTAAACCATCAGAACATAATAAGAAAATAGTCCAGGCAAACGAACCACTGCTAGATAAACTAGAGGAAGAATCTCTAGGTGGTGTAGAATTGCCTATGGGTAAATATAACCGCTTTAAAAGGTTAGGAAGGAAATACAATGGCACAAAAAGAAACACTGCTGAAGATGAGGCAGATAGAAAGCAAGTACGAACAAGTACTAGCACTAGTAAAAGAGATTAGGTCTGAACAATACGACTTAATGCGTACTGCTACTATAAACAAGGAAATTAAACGCAAGGCACAGACAGGCATAGACTATACCTGGTATAATCTAGAAACTGACTACAATGTATATAAGCGAGTAATGAAGGACATAGAATAAGCGTAATACTGATGAGGTCCGGTAGACCGAAACGCCAGGATAAGTTTCCAGTCTTGGCGTCTATTACTTTAACAAACACAAGGAGAATACACTATGTGCGGAATATATGGTATGGCTAAAAGCCCTAGACCATTATCCAAGCAACAACTGAAGAATGCTCGTACTATCTTAACTTCTCTTGCTATTAGTAGCGAGAGTAGAGGACGACACTCATCAGGTATTGCTGAGATAGGTAAGGGTAATAGCCTCGTACACAAGTCGTTATCTCCATCTTCCGAGTTCATAAAGACTACTCAGTTCAAGAATGCACTGCGTAGAATGAACGATATAAGTATATATATAGGACATACCCGATTTGCTACTATGGGTGAGAAGTCGCTAGACAATGCTCACCCATTTCATATTGGGAATACTATCGGCGCTCACAATGGCTGTCTGTATAATACCGACCAACTAGAAAAAGTAGTCGGTAAAGCCTGTGAGGTGGATACTCAGTATCTATTTGAATTGGTCAATAGAGAACCAAGCATAGATAAAGTAGTAGACCACATAGATGGAGACTTTGCAATCTCTTTCGTTAAAGACAATACTCACACTCTATATCTTGCTAGAGAAAAGAACAGACCTTGCTACTTGGCATACTGGTCAGACGCTAGAGTTTTATTCTATGCTTCTGAGGCTGGTTTCCTAGAGAAGGCGTTCGCCTCAGCAAATCTAGAGGTTGAGTACTATCAGATTAATACTAATACCCTATATGCTTTTGATACTAGAAAGTTTCAGTCGCATGCTACTAATGTAGTAAAGACTAGTTTCGAGTATAAGAGCAGAGAGTATCAAGTATATTCTAACTACTATGATATTAACTCATACTCTTCTGATGAAGACTATGGAGTTAATGTCTATGATGTAGATATAGAGTTTGGATTTCTAAACCAAGATGTTCCTGATGATGGCTACATAAAGCCTGAAGAGGTCATAGACTTAATGTCTTATGGTGTAGAAAATCTAGAGAGCCTATATCCAATAGAGGATAGAAATGATAGTGAGTATTGGGAGTTAAATCCTGATACTAATGAGTGGTATTTCCTAGACCCTAGAGATGGTAGTTGGTATGCAGAGAGCAAACTAACTCCGAATCGCTGGTGTCTGGTCGAGAGGTTATACGATTATGAATGGTTCCAGGGTTATAATGACCATGGACAAGAGGAAATGGAGTTTGATTATGCCTCCTGAATATAGAAACTATGAAGAAGTTCATGGCAGTAGGAGAGAAGACTCAGAACAAGAGCCAGTATATTGTGCCGATTGTGGAGATGAAATACCAGCAGAACAAGTAGGAGACTATTATAATGCTGATGGTGAATACATCTGTGAAGATTGTGCTGATAGTTATGGCGAGTGTGCTTCCACTGGTGAAATTTACCACTATGATGATTTAATATATAGTGATACCACTGGAGAATACTTCTCTGAGGACGCATACTATGATAGGTTCGCTCGTTGTGAAGAATGCGACGATGAAATAGACCTAGAGTATGACGACTACGAGGAGACAAGCAGTGGCTATGTATGTAATGCTAATGGCTGTAATACTCAAAACTATCCCGAGTGGGTAGTCATAGATAAACTCTATCCTCCTGCTGGTTCTATACCAGAGTCTCTAGATGTTGGAGATGGAGTAGTATATCGCTATGCTGATAAACAATCCTTCGACAAGATACCTAGTAGAAGAAGTGTTGGTATAGAAATAGAACATTATAACAACCTTGGTGATAGTAGTTCTATAGGACCGGCTGTATGGCGAACACAACTATCAGAGTCTACTAGCGACTATGTTGACAACTATACTGCTCACCCTAGAGATGTATCAGGATACGATGGCAGTCTACATAATGCCAGTTCATTTGGTCATGGTTATGTAGGGTCTGAAATAGATATGAAGCCTAGAAGAGGCGACTATCTATGGAAAGACATAGGCATAGTTACTGGCGCTGTTAAATACTATGGTGGTGAAGTAGACGCTAGTTGTGGTCAGCATATGCACTTTGATAGCAGGGATTTAGACTGGTATCATAGAATAGTGCTAGCAGCCTATGTTAAGGCTATAGAACCACACCTATATACTATGCTACCACCTAGTAGAAGGAGCAGTAGGTATTGTGTACCTATGTCTCAATCCTGGGGTGAGTTTAGTAGTGTGAGGAACAGAGACCAGTTTATCGACTTCTGGTATGATACCCATAGGTATACTGATAGCAGATGGAACGATAAAAGATACTTTGGTCTGAACATGCACCCTGGTATAAGAGAAAGTGGCATAGGTAGTATAGAGATTAGGTATCATAGTGGTACTCTTAATCCTACTAAAATGCGAGCCTGGGCTATATTCTGGACTAGTTTAATAGACTACACGAAAGAGATTGCCAACGAACTATATGCGAGCGAAGGTACAGACATCGCTCGTGTACTACTACAAGATTCTGGAGTTAGTATGCAGAATAGTAGATTTGGTAGTCTATTAAATATCTATAATGAAAACTCTCCCAATATGAGAGCCACTAAGGTTATAGACTGGGAAGAAGTTCAAGGTATGATATACGAACTAGAACCAGACTATGCTAGACAAATCATAGAGATTACAGAACAACTAGCACATGAACGACTAGCCAATGACATAGACTTTGTACCAATGTCTGCTGTAATGACTGCTGGTGGTAATGATTACATGCTAGAAGCCTACTACTCAGTAGTAAATAGGCTGTTAGGTTGGTGGAACCCTGTAATGAATATGAGTAGTCTATATGATAGACTGAATATGCCAGACTGGGTTAGACTTCACTTTAGAAATAGAACACTAGAGAGAATAGAGAATACTAACACTCCTGATAGTCATATTCGAAACTGCTTATACAACAGACTAGGTACCCTAGATATTAAAGATAATGGTACACTAGAGATAAGTAGTATGGAACTAGATAGGATATCTATATCTAGTATAAAAGTACCTATAGACGATAGGCACGCCTTTACTGGTTCTCCATACCCAGTAAAGAGAAACAGATTAGGGATTGATTGGTTCAATAGTAGTATGCTGAACGATAATGAAGTTGATAATGAGCAGATTAAGACTGAACTAATGATGTCTCTGAGCAGGAGAAACGAAGAAGGAACCTACGACTCAGTGATAGAGTCTTTAGAGTCCTAGTCTAGAATCTCGAGGGGCTTTTGCCCCTCGGGAAAATTTTTATTATTAATTATATTTTTAGGGCAAGATAACAAACTTAAGGGCAAGATAACACAAATATTTTTTTTAAAAATAATTACTTTTTTACTTGACATTAACATTTTTTATGAAGAAATTCGGTCATGATTTTAACAATTGAGACAGATAGAGAGTACATATATAAACAATTAATACTAGATAAAAGGCTAGTGTCGGTATCCAGTCCGACCACCTGTTTTAGATTAATATTTGCAAGTACTAAGGCTGGCACCTACCTATCTGTCTCAGAAAGTATATAGGTAGATATGAAAAATAGAAGAATACTAATAGATATACCAGTTACTCACGATGAGAAAATGGGACTAGACTTATATGATATTAGCTTTGCTTATGATATGTTCCATAACCTTATAAAAGAGTTTGAAACTTATAATGATATGCTCATCGATGGTTGGAATGATAAACAAAGAGATTATGCAAACGACCAGAGATAATGAGTTATCTTAGTTTTATATCGGAAGAGAAGGGCGAGTCGTCCAAGGGTTTGTGGATACCAACTGTTGTATGTCAGTGTGGAAACTCAGTGGAGGGCGACGAGCCTAAAGTTTTAGTAGAACAATGTGAACAATGTGAGGGCAATATGATAAATCATGAAGAAGGTGTTATAGAAATGATAGACTCAGATGATGTTATGGTCTGTGGATATTGTGGTATTGAAGAATTTTATATGGAAGATTGCGACTGCTCTGAAGAAGTTGTCACTTACTTTGAGTTTAAAGAAAGTGTAGCAGAAGAGACCATGGGCAATAAAGATGAATACGATAAAATACTAGATGGAAGTAGGTGTTAAATGAATACAAAAAAAATAGATAATGCTTGGTCTATAAAAAACGAAGGTCATTTGAATACAAATAATATTATATTCAACGACAAAATGAGAAGACTAATACGAGACCTAGAGAGAGTTAATAATAATCTAGGATACTATGTACTTAACCAGGAGGACAAATGGGTAAAGATAGAAGTAAAAAAGAAATAAGAGACTTAAATAAATATAGGTCTCAAAGAGCGATAGCAATTAATAAAATGATACTTGAACTTACTGCAGAACTAGACGAGATAGGTTATAGAATAGAAACTAAATATCTACCAGGTGCAGGTTGGGTAAGTGAAATAGTTAATAACAATACTGGAGAAAATCACGAAAGTAAATTAAGAGAGAGGAGAGAATAATGCATATATCTATGGTTGTATTAGTTACATTTATAGTCATATTAATATGGTTAGATGTTACTAAATAAAGTTTTAAAGTTTATATTGACCTACATAAAAGTATTATGTTATATTTCAATATGAAAAATAGATATCAAACATCATTTGTTATTGACAAAAAACTTTGGATAAAGTTCAAGTCAAAAACAATCAAAGAAGGACTATCAATAAAAGAAGTTCTTAACGAGTTAATTAAAGAATATGTGAAAGGAAATACTAATGCCAGCAGTTGGTTTCGTTTACCCAAATGGAGATAAAGTCTCGTTTGAGGATATTAAAAAGGGCGCAGTAGATATAGAGTTGATGGGTATGTCATTACCTACTCTACTAGAAATGTCTAAGGAAAGAGACCCTAATAGAAAACCATCTACTACTGAATTATTAGTAGGGGCTTGTGAGGCTTATTTGAAAAGGACTAAAGACTATTATATAGACCCACAAGACAGAGCATTTTCTTTAGCAGGTACTCTACACCACTTAAAACTTGAGCAGGGGCAAGATAACAGACACTTAAAAGAAGAGGCACTAGAAGAGTTTGATATTACTGGTATAGCAGACTTGTATGATAAAGAAACAAAACTTCTTATAGATTACAAGAATACTGGCTCTTTTAAATGTGCTAAACTACTAGGTATGACATTTGAATATGTTGATGACCCTAGTGGAGAAAGATATAAAACGTCTGGTAAATGGGGAAAGAAAGGTTCTCTAAAAAAAGTTAAGCATTGGTATAGAGACGAAGAAAAGGCTGACTTCGGAGATTGGGGTTGGCAAGTAAATTGGTACAGATACTTATTAGAAAAACAAGGACATGAAGTAGATAAAATGTATATACAAGTTACATTAAGAGATGGTGGATTGCAAGCGGCTAGAAATACTGGGCTAGATAAGAATATTTATCTTATTGAAGTTCCTAAGTATGATAATGAAGTGCTTGAAAATAAATTCATAAAAGCAAAAAATGACTTGACTTACGCATTAGAAACTGGTAACTTGCCGAGTAAATGTACAACAGAACAAACTTGGGACGGTAGAAAGTGTCAATCTTATTGTGAGGTTAGACACCTATGTCCTTACAACAATGGGAGTATAAATGAGTAAAATGTCTGAATTACATATGTATCAATCTGATATGGAACAATTGCACGACCAAGCAATTCAAGACGATGTATTAATACGCAAGCATCAAAAGGTTTCAGAACAACCTACTCCTCAAGATGTAGTTAAAAGCAGAAATGGTTTTGACTATGTAGATGAGGGTTATATGAGATTTAAGTTAAATAAACATTATCCTATTTGGTCTTGGGAGATAATTAAATACGAAACTCTTGGAGACAAGGCTATTGTAGTACATGGACGTCTAAAAGTTATGGACGAAGGTGTGCCTCGTAGTTTTGATTCTGTAGCAGCACATAGAATTGCAGTATCTAGAAGTGGCGGAGGTTATGTAGACCTTGGCAATGATATGAAAGCAGCAAACTCTGATGCTTTTAAAGTAGCAGTAAACAGACTATGTAATGTAGCAGACGATGTATATCGTAAACAATATTTAGATAAGACTTTAGATGAGTGGCAATATGACAAGATAGTAGAGGTCATGAAAAATTTAAAAGATGATGACCAAACAAATGTTCAAGCTGCTTTAGAGTCTGGCAAGATAAACAAGGACAACTACGATAAAGTGTTGTCAAAACTAAAAGGGAGTAAATAATGAGTGATGTAAATTCATTAATAGCAGACTTAGATAGCAATAAGGCATACTATGACCCTAGTGCTTCTGATTCTCCTACAAAAAAACAAATCGCTGATGGAACTTATGAAGCGATAGTGACTAAATTAACTGTGAAAAAAGATATAACAATTAAAGGTGAGTTTCTCGCAGATATCTTTGAAGCAGTATATACTATCAATGCTGATAAGCACCCAGAGTATAAAGGTAGTCAGGTAAAGTCAAAAGGTTACTTTAGATTCAAACAACCTGACCCTAAGAAGTATCCTAACTTAAAAGACAATGCTGGTCAGAATAAAGGTTATATGATTTTCTGTGAAGCATGTGGATTTGAAATAGTTAAGAATGAAGAGGGTAAGTTTGAACTACCAATGATTACAGAAGGAGATATTTCTGGTAATCCAGTTACTATTAAAGTAGAGCAAGAAGAATGGACAAACAGAGATGGAGAAAAGAGAACATCTCCTATAGCCTTCAATGTATTCAAGTCAGATACAGTAGTTAATATTAAAGAAGATGAGTTACCATTCTAATGGAAGACTATACATTAAAACTAAAAAAAGAAGAATGTATGGGTCTAATAGAAATATTAGAGCTGTTCAGAAAAGACGATGAAGATAATACTACTATTGAACTTAGACATAAACTGAAGACTCAGTTTCAAGAGCAGTTTGATAAGATAGAAAACTCTGAACCTGTAACTAAAGAAGATGTGCTAAAAAATGCTGCTTCTATTATGGGTCCTTCATTTTGTGAAACCTGCGACTAATGGATATTAGTAGATGGAATGCTATCATGTCTAAGTTTCAAGACTTAGCAGGATACAAGATAGGCACCAATCAAATGGTGAACTGCAAAAGAAGGATAGTTGGAGATAAAGAAATATACAATCTTGATAAGCGAGAAGAGAGAATATTAGTATATTCGCTAAGAAAACTGTATTCTGAGTTAAAAAATAGGTATATTTCTAAATAAAGCTCATAATTGCCCCTATATGGACGAACCGCACATAAGTCGATAGTTATATCGAAAAATACACTTTAAACGCATGTAGGGGCATTCTCGTAAGGTTTTTTTTAAAAAATTATAAAAAATATAAGGAATAGGTATGGCAAACAAAGAAAAAGCAAAAGGCAATAGATTTGAGAAAGAATGTGTAAAGGTTGCTGAAGATTATGGTTTTTCAGCTACAAGAGCTTGGGGTAGTGATGGCAGAAGCCTGGGACAAGACTCTGAAGTTGATATTGTAATCGAGTATCTTTTATCACCTGAAATCTCACAAGAGATGAAAGTACAGTGTAAAGTGAGAAAAAATATAGCTCAATATCTTTTACCACCTAAAAGTTGTGACATAACACTTATCAAGCAGGATAGAGGAGAAATATATGCAACTATTAGATATAAAGATTTACTAGAGTTAATTCAAAGAACTTTTAATGATGAGGTATAAATGGTAGAAAAAATAAATTCAGATTTAGATTATATGACTCAGGAGTATCTAGATTCTAATAGAGCTAGATTTGAAGCATATAGATATTATATTAAATGCACCGACCCAGATAATGCAGACGATTGGTTTGACCAAGAAGTTATAGATAAATATGAAAGCAATAAACAAAATGTAAGATTTAACATTAAACAAGCTAACATAGATTTTATATCTACAACAAGAGTACCAACCAGATGTGTTCATTGTAAAAGGGTATGGGCTGTAGAGATACAAGATGGTAAAGGTATTAAGTTTGAGAAAAACTTTTTAGACCAAAGTCTTTACAAAAATATACCATGTGTAAAAGGAGATTGTATAGATGCTCCTGATTGTAAGGAGTATAAATAATGGTTCCACAAGATTCAGTGTCAATACATAATATAGAGTCAGAAAAAGCAGTACTAGGTTCTGTTCTGTTAGATAGTAAAGCTTTGATAAAAGCAAAGTCTTGGATACAAGATGATGATTACTTTTACAATACTAAAAACAAAACTATATGGAAAGCCATGTGTGACTTAGATTCAGAAGGTATAGCAGTGGATACTGTAAGTGTTTGTGCTAAAGTAAAAAACGAAGCTTACTATATTACTGGATTGACTGAGACTATACCTACATCTGCTAATGTAGAAGTATATGCAAAGCAAGTGTACGAGGACTGGTTGAAAAGAGAGATAGTAAAACAATCTTACAAAGTTGCTGTTGATGCTAAAGATTCATCATCTGGAGTTCATGCTATACTAGAACAATTATATGAAACCACTGGTAATTTATTAAACTTAGACCCTACACAAACTTTTGATTTAGATGCTTTGTTAAATGATACAAAGGATTCTATTTTCAATGGAAGACAACTTACCAAGACTGGGTTCGGTGCTCTTGATAATATTATATCCGGTATGACGAAAGGGGAAATAACCATTTTTGCTGGGCGACCTGGAAATGCTAAAACTACTACCGTTGCCAATATAGCCAGAAATCTTGTGTTGTCTGGCAAAAAGGTTATTATGTTTAATAGAGAAATGCCTAATACTGAGATGATGAAAAAGTTTATTGCTATGGAATCAGAAGGTATTACATATCATGCACTAAGACATAATGCAGTCACTAATAAAGAAATGATTGATAATAGTTTAAAAATTATTAAAGAAAAGTATACTGACAAACTATTTATGTATGACAACATAAGTACTATTGATAGTACATTTAGAGAAATACGTAAGATTAAACCTGATGTAGTTATTGATGACCACATTGGTTTAATAGAATATCCAAAGAATGATAATAGAGATTTAAGATTGAAGATAGGTGATACATCAAGAAGATATAAATGGTTGTGTAAATCAGAAGAGATTTCAGTAATCTTAGTTTCACAACTTAATCGTAACATAGAATATAGAACAGAAAGAATACCTAAACTTAGTGACCTTGCTGAATCTGGTAATCTAGAACAAGATGCAGAGATTGTAGCATTTACACACTATCCTTGGACTGTAGACTTTGAAAGTGCAAAGCATGGTAGGTTTGGTTTAGATATAGTTGTTGCTAAAAATAGATATGGTTCAACTGGAAAAGCAACGGTTGGATTCTCACCAGATTGTTGCACCATATATGATACTGTGGAAGAAGCTGAGCTAAGTGTGGCGAAGCCAATAGATGATGTACCATTCTAATTATTTCTTTATAACATTATAATAGAAGTCGTGTGCCTTTTTAGCTAAAGGATATCTAACATCTGTTTCTGGTAGTCCTCTTTCAAATAGTCTAACATTGTTAAAGAAGAATCCTTGATTTTTGTCAAACTCGTCTAATGTTTCTCTACCAAATGTTTCTTTCCAAGCCTTTTGAGTTCCTCCTATCTTTCTAGTTAAAGAAGGAAGTAGTTTTGTAAAAGGCTTTCTACCTATAGTTCCTGCTAGTCCTACTCCAGGCATAGCTGTTATAGCTAAGTCACCTAATAAAGAAGAACTAAGTTTACCAGACTCTTCATCAACAGCATATTGATTTAGTTGACTCATCATAGATTTAAACATACCTCTTAGAGTTATGTCTTCTTCTTTTTGTTTTACTTGGTTTTTTAAAAAATCTAACTTATCCATACTAATTCTTCCCCGATAAAAAATCAATTAAATCTTGTATGTCCACTTCTTTGTATCCCTTGCCTGTGTCTTTACCTATAGAATCGCCTATATTTTTTATCATATTTCTATTTCTCTCTATTTCTTTTGTTACTCTTTGTTGAGGACTAACTCTATTACTTCTTCTAAATGCTTGTCCTGCTCTTCGAAAGTCATCTAAAGATTGTTCTATAGTAGGTGTACCTATTGTACTAGCACGATTTACTCTATTTCTTAGTGCATACAGATTGTCTTCAAAAATTTCTGCAGCCTTTGGATTCATACTTCTTGGTGAAGGAGTTCCATAGACTCTGTTAAGTAAATCATCTATAAAAGCATCTTGTCTTTGCTGAAAAGTTCTAGGAACCATTTGCCTTTGAATAGATGGTAACATCTCAGAGCCAGTCTTAGGTGCTTCTATTCTTAACATCTCATTAACAGATTTAGCTCCAGTCTCTACGTTTTGTTTTCTTCCTGGTATTCTAACCCTTTTAGTAAGACCTAAAGCTTCTCTTTCAAAAGCTGGGACATCCATAGCTCTCTGGTTTCCTTGCAGAATATCTTTCATAGTTAAACCTGGGTCTTGTTTTTTAGGCAAGAGGTCAAAAGGGTCTTTGGCTACAGGAACTTCTCCTGAGACTTTTTTACCTTTGCCCATAAGTTCGTCAATTAAATCTCTTACAACCTTGACTCCTCTACTTCCTGCTTGTTTTAAAGCTTTAATTCTTCCTGCTGGAAGTAAAAATCCAGCCATTGTAAACAGCTCGTCTTCTGTTAGCCTTCTGGCTCCTTCTCCAAAAGCTGCGCTCTTTTCTCCAAACATTTCGTTCAAAGTCATTTTATCCATATCTCTCATTGTTATCTCCTGTTATAATAAATCTTCAAACATCTTATCTTCTAATGTTTGATATTCTTCCTCTAATCTTTTTTGTTTTTTAGCCACTCTTTCATATAGCTTCCAAATACTAACGTCATCAAATCCTATATACAACGATGGGTCTATATAACCAATACTCTTGTTAAAATCATCTATTAAATCAAAAGCAGGTTTACCAACACCCATAGAATCTAGTGCAGCTTCAATGGTTTCTTTTCTTCTTTGTTTTAATCTATCTATCTCCATCTTTGGAGTTTCAAGTCTTCTAGAAGCTTGCGTGACAACACCTCCAAAAACAGGTGCTAGTCTTTTGAATCCAGCTACAGCAGGTTCGTACAAGCTTGGATAAAACGTTTCACTCTTTGCTAGAGTTGTTTCAAGGGCTGATAAAGCTCTATTGAAATCAGAGAAAAACACTGGAGTTGCTATAAACTTAATTGTAGACCACCTGTTATCACTAGATATAATATCACCAAACATACCGAAAGCACCTATAGAACCTAACCCATCTAACCATTGCTCACCTGTGATACCACCTTTTAATCCATCTCTTAACCATCTAACTCTTTTATTTCTTTGGTTAAATTGTTTTGATATCTTTGTAGCAAACTCTCCATTAGTTAGGTCTCCATCTATAAATTTTACATCTCCACCTAATATACCAGATATTGCTTCTTTAAATGGTTGTACAAAAAAAGAACCTCCAAATCCTGCAGCTCCCAATCCTAATACCGGCATGACATTTCCATTTAGCCACTCTCTTTTAATTAAATCTTTTGTAAACTGCGCCTGTCTATATCCAAATCTTTTAAATAGTAAAAAGGGTTTAAAGTCAGGATGATTAAATAATATATTATCTTTTTGTATACTTCTTTGTAGCTGAGTATCTCTAGAAAATTTATTCATAACTCTTGCTACTTCTCTTTGACCATATTGACTTGCTAAAAACCCGTCCTCTAAAACTCTATCCATATTAAAACCTAAAGCTTGTAATCTATTCTTGGCATATCTTTTTCTTTTCTCTGGTGCAATTGCATCCAAAAATGAAAAACCACCACTACCTTTTTTACCTCTTGCTAAAGCTCTTAAATCTTCTATAAGTATTTGAGATGTAGCACCAGCAATCATTTGATTCATTCTATTTACTTTACTAAATTGAGATATTTTATCTGTCACTCCTAATGCTGTACCAATACGGTCAGGGTTGTTTTTATGGAAAAAAGATAAAAATTGTTTAGTTATACCTTGGCTTCTAGCTTCAACTGCTGCTATAGTTTGTGTGCCTGGGTCTACTCCAATCATATCATCAACTAATGTTTGTAGTGTAGTATAAGATGTTACTTTTTTTCTAAATTCTCTATCTGTTGCTAGTCTATGAACAGCTTTGATTGTTCTCCACCATCCTGCTTCTACAGCTGTAGATATAGCAGTCTGTGTTAAATTAGGAATAGTAGCAAACCCTAAATTAATTTTTGTAATCATTTCTAGGTTAGCTGCTTTTCTAAAAACATCTGCTGCAGTTGATGCATTATTAGATATATCTCCTGTTATAACATCTCTAATTAATTGTACAGCTTGTCTTTCTGTTTGAGGAGCACTAAAAAATGGTGTATCTCCTAGTCTTAATCTACCTGACAAAGCAGCATCTTCAGGTATTAAGGATATAAGTTTATCTAATACTTCACCTCTTCTACCAAAAGTACCACCAAGAATTTGTCTTTTACTAGCTCCAACAATGTAATCTGATAAAACAACTAGAGCATCAGTATCAATAAGACTATCTGAAATATCTCCAAGAGCTGTACCAGCAGCTTTTCTAAACTCTGCGTCTTTTACTACTTCTTCTGCTACATCAACAAAATCTATATCCTCTAATTTTTCTATAGCAGTTCTTCTTCTTCTTTCTAAAGAGGCATAAGGTTTTAAAGTTCTATTAAAAGCACCAACTCTTATAGCATTATATATATCTACATCACTAGCGCCTGGTAATAAATTTTTTGCTTGCTGATGCATTCTTAAAAAAGCCTCGTCTAACAATTCTTGTTTACTTAAGTTTCCAGCTTTAGAACCTAAATTAGCCTTTAATGTTTCTAAATAAGAAGTTATAACATTGTTAAGTGATTTTATTTGATTTTCATTTAAACTACCTGAATCTATATTATTGTATACTACTTTACCTAAGCCCTCAGTATTTTCAACAAGTTCTTTAATAGATTTTTCTTGTCTAAATAAACTATCTATCAAGTCTTTTTTCATTTTCTTAGGAAAGAAGTTAGAAACATAAGGAGCAACAGGAATACCAGCGTCTCTTGCTTCTAAGTATAATCTTGGTAACAAACCTAATCTTTCAACTCCAGGTAATTTTCTTGCTAACTCTTCTGCTCTAGCTAAAGTTCTTCCAGGACTAACAAATTGTCCACCGCCTTTCAAAGCATTAATAGAGTCTAATCTTTTTTGATGAAACGCTTGCTCAGGTCCTTTAGTTGTCTCAATTTTTTTCTGAACTTTGCTATAAAATTTTTCATCTTGTAAATCTTTTTCTAATCTATAAAAAGACTTTTTTAATTGTCCTTTATCTCTTACAACTCCTCTAATATAATCATTCCAAGTTTGATTTACTTTTAAAGTTGTAGTTTTTAACTTAGCTCTAAAGTTTGCCATTTCATCTAAATCTAAAGCCTCAGCTAGTTCTGTAAGTCTTTCACCCTGTAAAACTGTTATTTCTCCATCAACAACATCTAAATATCTTAAAAGTTTTTTAGCTTGAGGAGTTCTGACCTGACTGCTACCTGACTTTAATGAATTTAACACTGCGCCTATAGGACTTATAGCTTCATCTTTTGATTTAGATACACTAAAAAATCCTTGTCTATCTAATTGTAAAGTTAAATTCTTTTTATCTATGTCACTAAGTTTTTCAAATACATCATTATATCTTTGTTGTGCACTTATTTGTTTATTTAATATAGCTTTTTCTGCTCCATTTAGTTTACTTACATCTAAACCAACAGCATTTTCTGGAAAATTACCAGCTTTTCTTGCTCCTTCCATAACTCTGTTTGGACCATATAATGAAACCTCTGCATTGGCAATAGCTATATTTAAATCAGATTCTGGAGTATTTTTTGCTCTAGATACTAATACAGCATCATTTAATTGTTCAACTGTTTTTTTGTTGTTTGCTCTTAAAAATTGTTTTTGAACACTAGCGCTAGATGTGTAATGTTTAAAAAACTTTTCAGTATTACTAGCGTCCAACTTAAAAAAAGTTTCACTACCAGCTCTAATTCTTATTTCTCCTGTAAATTTACCTGATGCGTCTCTTACAAAATCATCAACTTTTATTGAATTTAAACCACCTAAAGAAACATCTCCTGTTACATCTTCAGCAAAAGCTCTCACTGTTCCAACTCCTTTTGGATTTGGCACTTGTTGTGGAACTAACCTAGTTGCTCTTAATTTAGTTGTTTTAGTTATTTTTTCTAAAACATCATTATCTAAAAGAGCTTTTACTTTATCTGGTACTTTGCCTTCTGGAAAAAATACAACCTGGTCATTTCCTAAAGCTTCACCTATTTGTTTTCTTAAACCTATATAGTCTGCACCTAATACTGGATTGAAAGTAGTTCTTCTAAGTTCATCCATAGCTCCTTCTGTAATTGACTTTGCTCCAAACTCTGCTACTTTATCTGTAGTATCTAAAGTTTGTTTAATAGTGCTTCCATCTGGTAAAGTAACATCAAAAGTTATTGGACCTTCAGATAAAGTTCTATCTCTTATAGGTTTTCTTACAGTTTCACCAAATGAAGTAAATACTTTTTTAGCAGCTGGTGCAGTTCTTAATGCTGCAAATGTAGCTCCTGCTAAAATAAAATCTTGACCTTTTGGTAGTCTACCATCAAATAATGGAGCTGCTGCTCCGAATGCTACAGCTTCATTTAAAAAACCACCAGCAGTTGTATCCTTAAATTTACCAACAAGAGGTAATGCTCCATATCCTCCAGTCCATCTCATAGCTCTTGCAACAGCAGATATTTGACCTAGACTGGCTCCCTTAAATAATCCTTTCATACCTTCTTTACCAATAATTTTTAGTATTTCTACATCGCTTTTATCTTCTAGTTCTGAAAGGTCAATACCTTGTTTTAATATCTCATCACTACCAGCTTTTGCAGCTGAATAAAATCCATCATATGCACCAATAGAAGCTGAGTTAAAAGCTCCATACTTAAAGACATCTTGTACCACTTTGTCTGCTACTTTTTTGTCCATATTAGCTCTTTTTTGTAGCATTTTTGATGTTCTATTTAGAGGAGAGTTTGGACCAGGTTGTAAAAGTTTTCTTGTTGCAAGTCTAGAAGCTGCTGCTCCTGGAACAAAAGTGACTGCTAAATCCGCAGGCATAAGAAAAGAAAGAGCAGTTGCTCCAAAATCTTGAGCTATGGTTGGATTGTAATCTGGCATATTGAATCTTTGTTCGCCAGTATACATTGATTGAGCCATACCAGTAATAGAACGATTGTATGCGTCTTTTACGATACCAGGTAAAATATTATCCCAAAAGTCTTGTCTATCATCTTCATAAGTTTTAGTACCAAAAGTACTTTGACCAGATAAGATTGAATCTAAGTACGGAGTTGACATATATTATATATTTCGGGCTCTAACTATCTGTATGTTGTTATCTATTTGTCTTAACTCTGCTTCTACGTCTGATAGTTCTTTTGCTCTTTCGTCTAAAAGTTGTTGACCTGGAACATCAAATACTTCTCTTCCCATTTTTCCTTCAATTCTACCTCCAAATTGTCTGTAGAATCTGTCAGGTTGAACAACCTGGAACCCTTGTCTTAAAGGTTTTTGTAACTGTTCTTTTTTAAGTTGTAATTCATTTCTTTTTTTAGATAAACTTTGTAGATTTTCTCCTTGTAATTCTTGCTCTTTTTTTATGCCTGCATATTCATCATATGCTTTTCCAAATCTTGAAGACATTTCTGATTCTATAAGGTTTTTTTGTTGTTCCTCATCGAGGTTAGCAAAATTAGGGTTTTTTGAAAGAAACTCACTAGCCACTTGACCTTTCACGCTTTTAACAATGTTTTCTTTTGTTCTATAGTTTCCACTTTCAAAAGCTGACTGTATATTTCCTCCTGAAGCTTGAAAAGTATCAAACTTTTCTTCTTGCAATCTAGGTAAAATTTTTGTTGCTACTTCTTTTTTTACTAAATTAATAGCATCTTGTGGTTTTGTACCTTCTGGAATTACTGTTGTAAGTTGCATAGCCTCCAAATATTTTTTGAACTCTTCTGGTTTTCTAAACTCAAATTCTTCTATACTAGAATAAGGTCCTACAGTTTGGTTATATAAGTTTACATCTAAAGGAAAATTAGCTCTTGCAAACTCATATACAGGTGAATTGTTGTATACAGGACTTGCTACAAATTGATTATATTCTTTTAATATATGAGGTTGTAACTTATCCATATTATCCATTAAATATTTACCACCTATTTCAATTTCTTGTCTATTTCTAGATTTAAAAAAGTTTAAATTTAGTCGTTGATTAGCACCATCTGATTTTCTACTTAAAAAATCTTCATTAAGTTCTTCCATAGGTTTGGCAAATTTTACTGGTGTATCTTCAAAAGTATACATGATATTTAAAAATCCTTCTGCTTCATCATATTTACCTAAATTCATAGCTGTATTATAATTAGCATAAGCATTAAAGTAATCTGCTTGGTCCGCTCTAAGTTCTCTTCTTGCGTTTGCATCTTGTGTTTGTTCAAATTTTCTTTGAGCGTCTTTTTCTTTTTGACTAGTAGAAATTAAGTCATTAATTAATTTTAAATATCCTAGTTGTTCGCTCTGAGGATTCTGTATGTTTCTGTAATTTATAGCCATTATATCATTCCTTGATTCATAGATTTAAATAAATTATCATAATAAGATTCGTAATCAAAATCACCAAAATTTACATTATTAAATTCACCAAGATTATCTTGTAAATTATCTTGCATTCCTTGCATTCCAGCAGGCACTGGCATTGGTGCTGTTGGTGGTGCTATAGGAGGTCTTGGTGTAGATTGATTTCCTGTAGTGTCTAATCTTAAAAGATTTAAAATTGCTTGTCTAGTATCTCCTTGAAATCCTAAAATATTTTGTTGCAGTGCTGCAAACAAATCTTGTTCTTGTCCAGCAAATTGTCTTTCGGCATCTTGACGTTGACGATTCATTCCATATATATCTGCATCAAAAGCTTGTTGAGCTCCTCGTCTTAAATTTTGCATTTGTCTTTGTTGAGCTCCTGAGCCAGAAAAACCAGTAGCAACTGGCTGTTGTCCCATTAGTCCTGTTTGACCAGCAAATAGATTACCTTGTAATCCTGCTTGAAAATCTTGAGCGGCTAAAGCTCTTTGTCCAGCTATATCACTTGTTCCTGCTTCAAAAGCTTGTTGAAACAATCCTTGATTAAATTGTGGTAAAAATCTACCAAATCTATTTAAATCAACATCTCCAGCAAATTGTTGCTGAAAGTTTGAAACAGCATCAAGTCCTGATATTCCTAATTGTTGTAATAATTCATTTATAGTCATCATTAAAATCCATCATAAAATTGTTGTAACATTCGTGTATTTGCTTGCGAAGGCATTGCCATTAAAGGAGAATTCAAACCTTCTAATTGACCTCCATACAAAGATATAAGAGAAGCAAGATTAGCTTGATTTATATTTCTAATTGCATCTTGATAATTACTTGTGGGAATTCCAGGAAGCATAATATTATCTGTTGCTACAACTGAAGGACTTTGCAGAGCAAACCTGTCAGCTAAAGCTTCTTCAGCAAGCATATCTGGTCTATCAAACAACAAACCTCTGTCTAAACCAATAGACATATCTCTAGTTGCTTGTTCAACCCTATCTGCAAATATTCCTCCTGCAGTTTGTGCGTCAGTTACAAAACCTCTGCCACCAAACAAGTTTTCAAATCTCTGACCAGCTCTGTCAGTTAATCCAGATATTTTCTTTCCTAAATCTAAACTTTCTCTGCCTGTAATAGATTCAAATATATTACTAGCTCTTCCTGTTATTTTCTTTCCTAGTTCTCCTTGTCCAAATCTTCTACCAGTAGCTCCAGTAGCAATAGAAGAAAGTATGTCAGTAGTTAATTCATTTCTACTTTGCTCATCTAATTGAGCATTGATGTCGTCAACTACGTTTTCTATGTTTTCTCTTTGTCCTTTAAAAAACGATGCGTTTTCATCTAGAGTTAAATTTGGGTCTATACCTTCAACTCTATTTCTAGCTCCTGCAGCTCTTGTTCCTACTAAAGAACCTAAACCTGAGGCTAAACCAGTACCAATACCTAAAGGACCAGCTAAAGCAAAGCCTAATGCTCCTCCTAATAATCCACCAAGTCCTTTTCTACTACTTCTTTTTCTATTCTCTCTTTCTATTCTTCTTATTTCTTTTTGAATTTCAGCTTCTTTAGATGCTAACTCTTGAGCTTCTTCTATAGACTCTTTACCTAAAGCAAAACCAGCTTTAGAGACAGCAGCTTTTCTATCAGCTTCTAACAAATTTAATAATCTTGTATATGTACTCATTATAATTTACCTTGTACTAAACTTAAAAAATGTTCTATTGTTCCAGCGCCCTCTGCTGTATTGTAATGTTCTTTCCAATATTTTGCTAAACCCTCTTCACCCTTTTCGATTGGCTCTGGGACTCTCCAGTACTTAATTCTGCAATGTAAAATACCAGCTGCAATATTAGTACGCAGAATCCAATCCCAATCATCAGGCTGAGCGTCAATAAAATAATAAGGGTCAATCCCAAGGATATCAGAACAAACTTGCAAAAGTTCTGGACGCTTTGATATAAAATTTCTACAGTTATCCACTGCAGTCTCTGGTTCAACTTGCCAGAAAGATTTCGCAGGACCTGTACCAATTTGTTCGATATACTCATACTTGCTTTCCACAAGTCCTGTAGCATAGACGATATCCAATGCCTCTTGTTTTGCATATTTTTCTCCCATCTGAACGCAAACATCTTTAATTAAATCTTTTATTTGATTACTATTTACGCTCATGGTTTCTCCTGTTAAAGTAAGTAAAAATACTATTAGTATAGTCCGTATATACCTCACCGCTATAAAATAGTAATTTATTGTCGCTTATGTCAAGTTTTTTATCTCTATAAATCATTATTATCTACCTGGTCCACCACCACCACTTAGGTCAGCATGTTGCCCACCAAAAGTGTGACTCATGTGATATGGTGCACTACCTATATTGTTTAATAAAGTTGCATCTGGATTATCTATCTGCGTACTTTGTATAGGGTTGTTTGTACCACCTAATCTATTAAATGTATCTGCTGGTCCGCTATCATCATTACTTGGAAATGTATTTGTAATGCTTCCATCTGTACCACCACATAAACTTGCTAAACTTAAATTAGAAGTTTCATTTACATTTGTAGCTTCTCCAAGAGCACTACCAATTGCCCTCATACCTACATTACTTGTTCCTACTGCTGGACCTGCCATTATTCAGCATCTCTTATTGCTATGAAGTCTGCTAATTCTGCTTCACACTCAGTAAGTTGTGCTTGTAGATTAGCTTTATGTACTTCACAATCTGTTATAGCTTGGTCTACTGATTTCACATCAGTCCAATCTACCACTTCTACATCATTACCTGAAGCATCTTGCATAGTTCTTATATGCTTGATTTCTACCATTTTAGGTGAATCAACTGCTTCTTGTGTTTTTTCTGCGATTACTTTAGCCATTTTTCAATTCCTCTATTTGTTGTTGTTGTTCTTTTATTGCCTGTATTAACAAAGGCACAATTTTTTCATATTTAACTGCTTTATATCCATTATCTCTTGTAGTAACTACTTCAGGTAAGACTTCTTCTATTTCTTGTGCTATAACACCTACATCGTGTCCTGTGTTGCCATGAATAGTTTCTTTTTCTTTTTCTGTAAGTTTTTTCCAGTCAAACTCTACACCATTAATTTTATTGATTTTATCAAGTGCATTATCCAATGGTTTTATGTTTTCTTTTAATCTTTTGTCAGATGAAGCAAAAGCAACAACATCATTACTACAATCTAATCTTCCTGTTGTGCTACTTGCAGCAACTCCAATACCAAGAGATTCATTTATTTTTACATCTCCTGATGGGTCTATTATCATTCTTTCATTAGTGCTTGTAGCTGTAGTGCTTGATGCTGTGCTAAAAGTCCAACCTGAAACATCTAAATATTGAAATAAAGTTCCTTTAAAGTCATGAGAACTATCTCTTCTTTGTAAATAGATACCACCAACACCATCAGTTCTTCTATCCATAGCAAACATTACAGAATTAAATACATTACTTGTAGTTCCTGCAAATAGACTTAATTGACTCCCTGCGTAATTATCAGTTCCAGTACCTTTCATCATAAAAGTTGCAGTACCAGTTTTTGTGATGTCTAAATGTTTTTGTGGTGATGTATGTCCAATACCTAATCTTTGATTATTACCGTCTATAGAAAGTATGGAAGTTCCACTTCCTTCTTTAAAGTTTAAAAAATTAGAATTATTCTCACACACTAAACTGAAAGCATGAGAACCAGTATCTTGTAATTTTATTGTTGCACCTGAGGATGAAGCCACTACTAAATTAGCATCAGGCGATGTAGTTCCTATGCCAACCTGCCCTGAATTATCAATAACCATTCTTTGGTTTGATTTTAAATCATCTGAATCTGCAAAAATAAATAATGAACTATTGTCAGGTGTACCCATTCTCATAGCCCTTTGACCAGGTCTTTCTAATTTTAATACTACTGGACTACCAGTAATATGTAAATCTGCGTCTAATGAATTTTCATTAATTCCTACGTGTCCAGTTTCTCCATCTACCATAAAGATTGGGTCATTTGCTGTATTATGTTTACCTATTTCAAAATGTGCATTACTTGTATTGTTATTATTAGAATCTAAATCAATATAAACTGCACCATATGATGAGATTAATAAATCATCTGCAGAAGAATTGCTGTCATCTCTTGAAAAAATTCCATGATGTGTACTTCTATCTCCATAAAAAGTAATACCACCAGCTCTTGGTAAATGAACATATCTTGTTTGAGTAGAACTAAGTCTGGTAAAATCTAAATTACCACTATTATCAAATCTTGCTAGTTCTGCTGCTGTTCCACTATCTAAATCATTATCAGTACCTTTAATAATTCTTACTTCTCCAACCCCATTGTTAGTTTCATCAGGGCATATATAAATATGATTTACACCAGTTAATGATACACCATTTGCAGTTGCTGAATTTGTGTCATCATCTAATACTAATTTATTTGTACCATTTGATAAACCTGATATATCATCTACAAATACACCACTTGCTGTAATTTTCATCATATCAGCATTACTTGTATTATGAAATACATGATTAGCAGCAGTAAACAATAATGTATTTGCTTCTGTACCAATCTTTTCATTACCACCACTATACATTACAATTTTATCTGCACTATGACTTGCTGGTAATTGCAATTTTCCAGTAACGCTTACATCGCCACTATCAAATGTCATTACTGCTGTTGAACCATTTCCGTCTGCATATAATTGAGTTTGACTATTGTTATCAAACAAAGCAAATCTAAAATTATTTGAACTATCGTATAAGTAGTAACCACCATCAGTTCCTACTTTGTCAAGTCTACAAATATTTCCTTCAATGTGTAGTTTTTGTGCTGGTGATGAAGTGCCTATACCGACATTACCTGATGAGTCAATAGTTAATCTTGAACTACCACCAGTAGAAAATTCTAATTGATTTGCAGTATCACTAAACATTCCTGTATCAGTATCATTAGCAAAACTAAAACTTGGAAAACCCTCTAAGTATGAACCTGCTCTAACTTGTCCACCAGTAGCTAATATTTTACCTGATACTTCTAACTTTTCTGAAGGTGTTGTAGTTCCTATTCCGACATTAGAACCAATAGAAATTAAATTTGTACCACCACTTGAAGAGCCTGCAGTAGCACCACTATTCACTCTTAAATATCCACCAACCTTATACATAGAATAGCTACCACTACTATTTCTAAAAAATATTCTTCCAGAATTACTTGTATCGTTAGTATCTGTGTTGATAACCATTCCATTAGCACCTGCTGAAGTAATATCTAAAGTTGTATCAGGCGATGAAGTTCCTAAACCGACTTTATCATTACCACTATCTACGAATAACATATGAGTATTATTATTAGACTCTACTCTAAAATCAAAAGAAGAATAAGAACCATCATTAACAATAACACCTGCACTATTATCTATTTTTAATTGTGGATTGTTGTCAGTTCTAAATTCTATAACATTGTCAGATAGTTCGTGAACATAAGTTCCGCTACCACCATCTAAGTAAAGTTTAGAAGTTGCAGGTATTTTTAAATCCCCTTCAGATAGTTGTATTCCACCACCTTCTCTATAAACAATTAAAATATTATTATCTGCATCATCTCTAAAATAAAGATTGCCATTATTTATGTCTATATAGTTGTGATTAGGTGTATGATGTATCTGTAAATCATCAGAATTACCAAGACTTAAAATTTTACTATCGCCTAATTGCAAACTTGTTCCATCTATAGTGAAGTTGGCTTCTCCATTAATAGTTGTGCTTCCTGATGCAGTCAAAATTCTGTTATTTGACATATTAGTGGCAGAAGTAATTGTGCCACCACCAATATCATCAACTGATAATTGAACTATAGCATCTGCACTTTGATTGTAAACTACAACCGTATCTTGACTGGTCAAAGGTTCTGAATCTGTATTTAATATACTTAAGCCAGAAAAATCTACCTCTACATCGTTTGCATTTACTGCAATACCATCTCCTGCTCCAACTGCTAAAGTTCTTGTTGATGCAATAGTTCCACCACCAGTTAAACCATTACCTGCTGTAATAGAAACTCCGCTATGGTCTATGTGTTCATTGGCTACAAAACCACTTAAATTATCGTGTACAATTTCTGAATCGTTAGTGCTTACTGAATTAGTTGCAACACTTATACCGGTGCCAGCACCAACATCTAGTGTTGCTGAAGTAGTTCCGCCACCTGTAAGACCAGCACCAGCTACTACATTAGTAACTGTACCAGAAGTATTTGTAAAAGGTAAATCACTTACTGTTCCTATTTGAACAGCATTAGAATTTGATGCATCAAAAAATATTATATGGTCACTTGTTGCTATATCATCAGATATAGCAGAAAGTGCACTATAGGCTATGTCTACTGCATTAGAACTTACAGCCAAACTACTTGAACCTACTGCAAGTGTTACTGAACCTGAACTTGTAATAGCAGAACCACCGCCTGTTAATCCATCACCACCAGTAACTGTTATAGAAGTAACTGTACCAGCATTAGAAGTAAATCCTGAATCATTATTAAAACCAGATAAATTAATATTACCTTTTGTAAGTTTTTTCTGAGCATTAGAACTATCTACTACTGCAAAGAAATCTCCGTCTCCGTCTGATGTAGATGTTGAAAGTTCAGATAAATCTACATCTATAGTTGGCGTAGCTCCTTCTCCACTATTATTTTGTAAATCAATTAAATTACCTGCAGTCAATGTAGCTACATAATTACCAGTAGTATGTGTTCCTAAATCTACACTATCATTAGCAATACTAGCAGCAATGCTTACATTTCCTGTTCCGTCAAATACAGTATTAGTTGTACCAGTAACATCTCCTGTTAAACTTATATCTCTACCAGTTGCTAAAGCAGTTGCTGTTCCTGCATTACCTGAAGCATTACCAGTTACATTACCTTCTAAATCTGCAACAAGCGTTGCTTTTGCATATCCTGTACCAGAAACATCAACTGTTGTTGTAGGTTCATCTTGTAAATCTTTAAATAATTTAAACTTACCACTATCATTAGCATCTCTAAATAAACCTGCATATTTATCAGTTCCGCTTGTATCGTACAAGCCATAAAAACCAATGTCTACAGAATCTGCAGCATTGTTAGCTTTTGCTAGTTTAATTAAAGGGTCTTCTACTATTAAATTTTGAGTGTCTATTGTAGTTGTAGTTCCGTTTACTACAAGACTGTTAGCAATAACAACATCATCTGGTAAACCAACAGTTATTGTTCCAGAACTTTCTCCAACAGTTACTTCATTTGAAGTACCACTAAATGTAATTGTATTTCCTAGAGATATTGCAGTAGAGCTACTTCCATCTGCAACAGTAATACTACTTGCAGCTAGTTTAGTAATAGCAATAGATGCATCTGAAGCAACTTGAGAATCTGATATGCTACTAAGAGTAGCTAAAGTTCCTAAACCTAAACTTGTTCTTACTGTGGTTCCTGATTCATATGCAAAAGCTCCTGAACCAGTGGCTACTATAAATTGACCATCAGAAGCAGGTGCTCCTAACGTATTGAAATCCTCTAATACTCCACTAACATTTAAAGTTACAGCTCCAGAAGTTCCACCACCTGATAAACCTGTGCCAGCAGAAACACTGCTAATTGCACCAGATATTGCTGTTGAGGATGTTTGATTTTGAGTTGTTGCTTCTTTTTCTTTTTTGCCTTGCTCTACAAAAACGCTTTGATATATAACACCATTTCTTTTTTCTTGTTTAACTAAGTTTCCATCTTCTAGAAATGATATTACTTCTCCTTCTCTTACGTTCAACCTAGATGGTCTAACCTTAAAGAAAGAGTCAATGTTTCCTACATTGTGCTTTCCTGACCCTGGCATTATGAAGCTCTCTTAAATTTTTCTCTGTATTCTATTGTGATATCGTTTATTGTAATTCTTTCACTAGTTTCATCTGTAAGTTCAAGAGCAATTGATTCACAATCTACATTTAATGTATAAACTAAAGTTGTAAAATTACTTGAATTTGGTGTAGCTGTTGTTCCATTACCAAACGTTGTATTGCCGTCTAGTGCATATTTTAATGTTAAAGTGTTACCTGCAGAACCAGCACCTCCATCATCTTTTGCTGTAATATATACTTTATAAACTTTTTTTACTTTACCCGGAGTACCAAAATCTATATCTTTTGTTTTTAAATCTATTTGTAAGTTTCCGTTAGTATTACGAACTTGTTGAACAGTTTTGTTATCTCCTGAGGAAGCATATTCTATATAAAACAAACCACTAGAACTTTCAAAAAAGTTTGACATCCCATTTGACATTACTTTAGAAACTGACCAAGCTTTCGTTGTAAAATCATATATATCAAAATCATTAGTAGCTCTAGTATTGTTACAAACATATAATTGTTTTTCTGCATTGTTATATCCTATTGCTGCATAATTAGTAATATCAAGGCTACTTAAATTTATGGAAAGTTCTCTCGGTGGACTTGTTCCATCAAATATAAAGACACCAGCTGCATTTACCCAACAAACACCAAAAGGAGTTTTAGCAACTTGTTCTTGGTCAGAACAACCAACTCCATCGTATTCAGCTTCTAGATACCAACCTGCATCTGAAGAAGATGATACATTTATAACATATAATTTTTTTTGTTTAAAAGCTAATAACCTGTTTCCAAGACTATGTAGTGCAGAAAAAGAGTCACCATCGTTTATACCTAAATCTAAAAAGTATGAATCTGGAAACGTTGCAAATTTGTTGACTGGAGAATAATATATTCTATCGTCATATACTACATCGTCTTTTCTTACATTAGATATCCAAGCTCTTCTAGCACATACTGTAGCTGCCTTATATCCTCCTTTTGAACCTAAGCTAATGCTTTGCTCTTCTTGAGAATATCCATTAATACTTTCATAAGTATCTAGTGCAGGATTAATAATATCTATTTGTGATGATAAAGATTCATTACCTGAAGAGCCATAAGTTCCTGTATTTGTCCATGCAGTAAAATCTTCAAACAAATTAGGTCTAGCTCCTCTTTCATAATCGCAATCTAAAAATAAAGTAAATCTATCTCCAGAGTCTTTAATTCTTGTATATATTCTAAAACCTTTTTCCTTTGGTCTAAATGCAGATGATATATTCATTTTAACATCTACGTTTTGAAAAAACTGACCAACTCCTATCACTGCAGTAGTTGACTCTGGTGTATGTGGTAAAGTTTCGTCTCCGCTATAATCTACCAATGTATAAGAAAACTCATATATACCTTCAGGAAATCCACCAGCTGGTATAGTATTGTCACTAGATTTTTGCAATATAGTTCCGCTAGCATGTTCAGTTATAGTTGTATCTCCAAATCCTCTGATAACAGTTAGTTTTTGTATATTGCCATTTGTTGTATCTGTATTAGAAATAATTTTCATAGCTTCGCTACCTAGATAAATAACGTCATCTGCTTGTATATCACTATTACTACCTATATCAGCAGCGCTAGCTGCCATTGTTACAAAAAAGCTAAAGCTATCTGTTTTTACAGAATCATCTGCAGAATCTGCTGGGTTAGCAGTTACGATTATATTCTGACTACTTTGTTGTATATTACTTAAATTTGTTTGCACAGGAGATGAATTAAAACCTAATCTAAATTCACCAGCTGTATCAGGATTACTTAAACTTACTGTAGTTTCATCTTCTATAGCTTCAAAAATATCATCTGTAGTAGAAGCAGGTGCAGCGTCTCCTCTAATCCATGCAGAGTCTATTGCATCATTAAATCTTGGTTTACCCTCTATAAGTTGTATAGATTTTTGTGTAAAACTACCAGAAGTATCTACTCTCTTTCTATCTGCTACATATAACACTCCATCAACATAGTAATATATTGGTTCAAAAACACCATCAGAAACATTAGCTATTGAATTATTATCTGTCGGATTAAAATTAGTGTCATTTACGTCTGAAAAAGCTGTTAAGTCAGTACGACCACCTCTGTAATCTCTTCTTAAAAATTTTAAAGCAGTATTGTCTGGATATGCTATAATCTCTGTAGCTGTCTGTGAAACTGCTCCTGAGCCATCAGATATGTCAAACTCGTGATTAAAAAAGAAAGCACCAGTTCCTTGAGCATTTGTACTAACTCTAGTTATAGTATTACTAGTATGAGACCTGTTTAAATTATCTGATTGAGATTCTATCAATCCTGGGTTAGATAGAATACAATTATCTGCTAATTGAACTTGATTGGGCAAAATATCCCTAGGAGAGGACTTAGTATTTAGTCCTCCACTAAAGTCATTTAATGTAAACATTTGTTTAGGCACTTTTCTTTACCTTCTCAAAACTACGCATTCCTCCAAGACCTAAGAGTCCCATTAAAATTGTAGTTAAAGTTGTCATATCAAATTCTGGCAATATTATGTTGTGACCAAGAGCACTTAATATAAATGCTAACATTGGTTGCATTACAAAATGATAGCCTAATGCAAAAGAACAAATCCAGCCTACTGAAGGTCTCCATCCACTTTTGAATAAACTATCAGAGCCAGCCTCTACTTTGTTTACCTCTATTTGAGCCTTATTAATTTCCATAATTAAGTTTGCTTTTTCTTCTTTATCTAAAGTAAACTTGTCAACATGACCAGCTACTTTATCAATAATGCCTGCAACTACATTTAGTTTAGGCATGTTCCACATAAACAATCACAATTCATAATTGTCCTCCTACCATTTTACTTTATTAGCCCAGTAAGCAGCACTCATCTTACCCTTGGCTATGTTTCTTCTATGTCGTGCTTTGAAACTTTTACGTTTCATTTTAATTCTTCTCGACTCACCTTTTTTAGGTTTACCTGCAGTTTTAGCTCCTTGTTGTCCAAACCTTATAGTTTTGATTTTATCACCTTCTTTGGCTACAACTATGTGAGATTTTTTTGGATGATTAGGTGTTCTTTTAGGTTTGTTGTAACCTGAAACTCCAGCTCTAGCTAGTCTTGGGTCTTTTTTACTTTTTCTTTTTGCGGGCATTTTGTCTCCTAATACTTTCTTTACCTTTTTTAAAAATGCTTACTACCGTTCTTTTACCCATAACTTTTGCTCTTTGTTCTCCTACGGTAAGTATTTGTATTTTTCTTGCAAAAGGTTTTCTTATTTTTTTTACTCTAGCTACCGTTGCTCTAGCATCTTTAGGTGTTGCAAATCTAATTCTTACTGTATCTTTTGGATTTTCGTCAGTATATAATCTTCTGCCACTACCTTTAGGTTTTTTCCCAGTCCCTACTTTTGGGTCTCTTTTTTTTCTAGGCATTACTTTTTATTTTTAGCAGCAGGTTTAGTAGCACCCTTACCATTTTTTTGTTTCATTTTATTTAAAAGCTTAAAATCTGCTGCAGTAATTCTACCAAATGGTCTTGCTACATCTATGTTTGCTTGTTTTCCTTTTAATCCAGGCATTACTTTATCTCCTTCTTAATCTTATTAAATACCTCTTGTTCATCAAATCTCATACTTATACCAGGTTCGTATCTTTCAACTTCTTTACCTTCTTTTAGAATGATAATAGTAGGGACAACTTTAATATTCCATTCTTTTTGTATTACAGCTCCTATAGACTTGTTGTTTAAATCTATTTCTGCTACATAACAAAGGTCAGCAAGTTTTTCTATCTTTACTCTGTTTTGGTAATTCCAAGATGCATTAACTTGCACTACTGCACATTCTTGTATGTTTAGTGCTTGTATCTTCTGAAAACTATCTAAGTTGACTGATTGTGAGTGCAGCCAAGATAGTGATGAGAAGAGCGTTAATACCAAGTATGATATAAATCTGTTGTTCATCTGTAAACCTCATTATTTGTTATTCATGTCTATAAGAGTTTCAGTGATAGCTCTAGTATCTTCTTTAATATCATCTACTTTTTCTTCTAGCTTATCTACTTTACCCTCTGTATTTAATATTGAATCACGTATCATTTGGTCTTTTAAATCATACTCCATACGTGAAACCTCTGGTTCTGGTAATTCTTTAGCAAGTTCTATTTCTGCTTGTAATGAATACCACATACCAATAATCATACCTACAGTAACCAATATACTAATACCTGTTTCTATAGATAATGTAAATTTAGTATCTTTGCCAACTTCCATTATTGCCCCTTTATGTTAATTCACTGTGTACTAATACGCCATTTGCGTAAAAGTTATTGTTTTTTGTTAATATAGTATATGTCCAATGTTTCTTTGGAAATCCTTCTAATCTATGCACCTGTGCATAGTACTTGCCATCTAATACTTTCAGTAAATCATTAGGTTGTATAGAAGCTGCATCTAAATCATAGTTTGCTGCAGTTCTACTTGGGTCTTCAGATACCATACTACCATCTTGTTTATATATAGGGTGGTCCTCTGTAAGTATTAGTTCTTTTAATTCTTCTCCTTCCGTCTCATCATTAGGGTCAGATAGCATAATCTTGTATAAATTTTCGTGTAATCTTTTTTCTATCTGTTGTATCTCAACTTCTTCTTCTTGTCCAGTCTCCCAATTGTAAGACATAATCATATCTCCAACATCTAAGTCGTGTATGTTTGCAGTACCTTCTTTTAAATTAACTGGTATGTTTTCATAAATACATAAACCTGGTCCTCCACCAAAAGCAAAATTAATAGTTCCAGTAATAGTTGCAGTTTGTGAGTTGTTAGTAAGTGTTAATGTATAAGAACCTGTACCGTCTTTATTACTTGGAGTGTGTTGCCACCTTGTTCTAATAAATCTTGTACCAGAGTTATGTCCAGTAAATAAACTATTACTATTAGCTGATGATGTAGAAATAAATCCACTACCACTATTGCTAGTACCGCCACTACCTGGGTCGCCACTGCTTGATATAGCTAATGTAAAATTACCAAATGGTCCACCACTAGTAGACAAAGAACAACTTGTTCCACCACTACCATTATTTACTGTCATCTGTGCATCTTTAGTACTTGTTGCAGTTTGTCCAGGAAAATCAGCAAGATTTAATCCAGTATTATCTGCAACACTCCAAGATGTACCAGCTAAATCGTGGTCATAGCTATAGAACTCACTCATAGCGTGAGGTGCACTACCGTCTGGTCTATCATCTGCATCATTTTGAGTATTGATAGTTGCTATAGTACCGTCAGAAGCTTCTATCAAAGATATTTCTCCACTAGCTCCTAACTCACTTCTTATATCGTGCATTGATATTTGTCCTGATGCAGTCAAGCTCATTTCTTAAGTTCCTCTATTTCAGCTTTTAATTCTTTGATTGCTTCTACTAAAACTGGAATAACATTTGTATAGTTTACAACTAAGTGAGATTCTTCATCGTTTAATCCTTCTACTTCTTTTACAAGTTCTGGAATAACCTCTTCAACTTCTTGTGCTATAAATCCAATATCGTGTTTACCTTCAAATTTTTCTTTCCAGTCAAACTCTACACCACGAAGTTTTAATATGTCATCTAATCCATATGAAACATCTACAATGTTCTTTTTAAGTTTTTTATCTGATGATATACTACCAGAAGAAGCAATAATATCTGCGTTTGCGTGGAATGTTCCACCATCTGCCATCATAAAGTCTTCAACATTATCTATCTTAAATTGTATTTCACCAGCAGTTCCAAAGTCAATATACTCATCATCAACATCTCCTACTTTACCAGAAGCTGTATTGAATCCTGCGGCAGTAATCGTACCACTTGTTGTGTCATTAGCATTGTTTTTAATAAAATCATCTGGTATTCTTGCTGAAGCAAGAGTTCCAGATACCACTTTACTAGCAGGAATATCATCTACTAAAGCTAAATCACCTAAACCTAATGCTGAAGCAGTAGTATATCCATAACTTAAAATTTTATCTTCTACCGCAGCAGAAGTCATAATGTGAGAATCGTTATTAGTAAATTCACCTGAATCATCAATACCAGAAATAGTATTACCGTCCATAACAAAACTTGACTGAGTTACAGCTGCAAATTGTACATCAGAACTTGTAGTTAATGCTTGGTTTATTCCTTTAACAGCTGCTAGATTAGTACACTCACTATCCATTAATGCACCTGCTGCAGTCACATTAGTTGCGTCAGTTACATCTGCACTTGCCTCTATTCCGTCTAACTTACTATGGTCTGCATCAGTAAAGTTGTTATCAGTTTGAGATGAAACTGTAAATGTTAAATCATAAGGGTCTGAATCGCTACCATTAGAAGTATCTGTCCAATTTATATCTATACCACCACCCTCTACAAACTTAACTTCTTTACCGTGTGAAATAGTAACTTCTGTACCATCTCCATCTTCTAATTGGAAAGTAGTTAATTGATTTGTGTTTGTATCTGTATTTGTTACTGTTTCTGTAGCAGAAGTAATTCCAGTTACGTGACCATAAGTATCAAGAGTTATATCTTGTATATATGTTCTACCAGAATTATTAACCGATGCTTGTGAAGAAGTATCTTCGTGGTTAATTGTTATAGCTCCAGAAGTACCACCACCAGTAAGTGCATTACCTGCTGTAACACCAGTAATATCTCCTTGTGGTGCCAATGATACAATATCTGATAAAGGTAATTTTTTTATAGCTGAAGCTGACTCATCGTATATAGCAACAGTATCATCTGTTGCTCCTCCTGGTGCTAATCCTAATCCATCAATATCTAAGTTTACTGTTACACCGCCACTTGAACCACCGCCTGATAGTCCAGTTCCTGCCGTAACTCCAGTAATATCTCCTGTATTAGTCGTATAACCAAAAGATGTAATTCTATCATTTATCGCTGCAGAGGACATTATATGGTCATCAGCATCAACGAACTCACCAGCTAAATCAATGTCATTAAATGCATGACCTCCTAAAGTTATTGAACCTGATGTTGTAAAACCAGCAGCTGTAATTGTACCAGAAGTTGTATCGTTTGCATCGTTCTTTAAAAATGCGTCATCTACATTTAAAGTTACAGAACCACTATTACCTCCACCGCTTAGATTTGTTCCTGCAACAACTTGGGTTATGTCTCCCTGTGGTGCTAATGAAATTATACTATTAATATCCATAGACTTTATAGCATTGCTATTACTAGTATCAGCTATCAATACTAAATCATTAGTAGCTACTTCACTAGCTAAAGCAGTTCCCTGTATGTCTACATCGACTGTGGCACTACCTGAAGTTGCTCCTCCACTTAATCCATCTCCTGCTACAACAGCAGTTATATCTCCAGTATTAGCAGTAAAGCCTGAGTCATTGTTAAACTGACTTAGTTTTATTTCTGATACAAGCTTTCTCTTTTGTGAACCATTATCTAAATACACCAGCTCATCTTCACTACCAACTATGTCAGCAGTTCCGTCAGTAAGTTCACTCAAATCAACATCTACCTGATTTGCTTGTACATCAATAAGATTACCAGCACCTACTGCTAAAGAAACTCCACCAGATGAACCTCCACCTGTAAGACCGTTTCCTGCAGTTACTCCTGTTATATCTCCAGATGAAGCAAGAGCTACTATATCATTTACAGTTATCTTTTTTATTGCTGTTGCTGAAGCATCATATATAGCGACAATATCACTAGTTGTAACTTCTGGTGCTAATCCAAGACCATTGATGTCTAAATTTAAAGTAGCCTCGCCACTAGTTGCTCCTCCAGATAATCCTGTACCAGCTACTACTGATGTTATGTCACCAGTGTTAGTTGTATATCCAAAAGATGTGATTCTGTCGTTGATTGCTGCAGAAGTCATCAGATGGTCGTCGGCATCAACAAATTCTCCACCTAAGTCAATATCATTTACTGCGTGTCCACCAAGAGTTAAATTACCTGCTGTAGTAAACCCAGCTGCAGTTATTGTTCCAGTTGTAGTATCGTTAGCGTCGTTTACCAAGAAAGCATCATCAACATTTAATGTGACACTTCCAGTACCTCCTCCACCACTAATATTTGTACCAGCTACTACTTCAGTAATATCACCTTGAGGTGCTAATGCAACGATTTCTGTTATTGTAGTAGACTTTACAGTATTACTATCATTAGTATCAGATATTAATACTAAGTCGTTTGTCGCTACTTCTGCTGCTAAGGCAGTTCCTTGTATATCTACATCAAATGTTAAATCGTATGGGTCTCCATCTGTACCATTATCGGTATCTGTCCAGTTGATTTGCATACCCTTACCATCTATAAATTTAACTTCTTTATTCTCAGTAATTGTTACTTCTGTTCCATCGCCATCCTCTAAAACAAAACCAGAACCCATTGTGTTAGCAGTAACAAATCCACTATCATTATTAAAGTTAGATAGTTTAATTTCACTTGCTGCTTTTCTTGATTCTGTAGTTCCGTCTTGTAAAATAAATTCTGTTGTACCAGATATATCTCCTGTCATATCTGTAAGTCCACTAAAATCTAATGCTAATGTAGCACTAAATGCTCCACTATTTGTACTACCTCCACCAGTTAAACCAGTACCTGCTGTTACACCAACAGAAGTAATATCACCAGAGTTATTTGTAAAAGGTAAATCAGCAACAGGTACTTTTTTGATAGCTGCAGCATCTGCATCGTATATTGCTAGTGTATCAGTAGAGCCTGCTGTTTCTCCCAATAGTGTAAGTCCATTAATATCTAAATTAATAACTGCACTAGAAGCAGTAAGCCCTGTACCTGCAAACAATGTTGCTATATCATCTATAGATTCTTTTTTAGTTGGGTCTCCTGTTGCACTTTCATCTGAAAAAGCAAGGAAATCTCCACTTGCAAGAGTTGCTGCTGTTAATCCATTAATATCTAATTCTACTGTAACTGCTGCTGATTCACTACCAGAGTTAGCAACTGTTATACCACCAGTTCCTGAATCTGCTAATGTTGCAACATAATTACCTGTTGTATCTGTACCTAATGCTACAGAGTTTGCTGCAATAGTAAGAGCTCCACCTGCAGCTACTGTTGCATCTCCACTTACATCGTTAAATATTGCGTCTCTAAATACGCTAAAATCAATTCTTTTCAAAGTACCATCATCAGAAATCATTAACTCATCTGCATCTGCTACATCACCAGTCATATTAGTTTGACCACTAATTACATTATTATTTAACATACTGCCTTCAACAGCTGTACTTGCAATAGTTAAAGCCACACTTACATCTCCAGTTCCATCAAAAGCTGAAGCAGTTGTACCAGTTACGTCTCCTGTATAACTAAAATCTCTACCTGTTGCTAATGCAGTTGCAGTACTAGCATTACCTTCTATAGCTGCAACTAAAGTACCAGTAGCTACTGTTAGATTTCCTGTAGAATCTGCAGTTGCTGTAGTTGTACCTACTACAAATTTATCAGCACTTTCGTCCCACATGATAATTGCATTATTTCCTGTACTACCTCTTTCAATTATAATACCACTATCGTTGGCATTAGAAGAAACTCCTTGATTAAGTTCTATAAGATTATCTGTAACTTTTAAATTAGTTACATCTAAAGTAGTTGTGCTACCATTGACTGTTAATCCTCCAGTAACTGATAAGTCTCCACCAATAGTTACATCATCAGGTAAACCTACAGTAACCGTAGCTCCTTCACTACCAGAACCTGATACTTCTATTTCATTAGATGTACCAGATATTGCAGCTACATAATTACCTGTAGTATGTGTGCTCAATGTAATTAAATTATTTAATGATGTAGCACCTGTACCACCTCTAGCCACACTTAGTGTTCCAGATGTACCTGCTACGATAGGTAAACTTGTTGCATCAGATAAATCAAATGCAGGTGTTGCATCTGAAGCACCTAAAGTGACAGTTACTCCACCATAACTAACATTGTCAGAAGCTAGTTTTGCAATAGGTATTTCATCATCATCAATAGCAAAGTTGCCAAAATCTAAATAATGACTTCCGTGTTGTCCATCTAATAAATCAGAGTCAAGTCCGCTTGCAGCACCGTCTACGGTTTTAATAGCTGTAAGTATTTCAGCTGCTGACTGGTCAGCCGTTGCTCCATCTTCAACATTTAAATCACTTCTCATCTCAGCTGCAGTTCTACCTTCTACTGATGTTCCATCAATTTTTAGAAAGTCATTATCAGAAACTGCTGCATTGGCAACTAAAACATTACCATTAGAAATACCTGAAGTAAGTCCTTTTACAAATGAAAGATTAGAAACTTCTGAGTCCATCAACGCACCAGCTGCAGTTACATTGGTTTCATCTGTGACATCTGCACTGGCTTCAATGCCATCTAATTTAGAGTGGTCAGCATCTGTGAAAACATTTGAGTCACTAGCAGCTTCTACTGCTGTTCTTACTTCTGCATTTGACAACTGAGTATTAGTGTCTGTTGATGCTATTGTTATTACACCACCAGATTCTGATAAAGTAATATTACTTCCTTTTTTAAATCTTAATGTTTC